ATGAAAGCGAAAGTCACAGTGAAAAATTATCTGACTCTTCCGGACGGTTTCTACACGGCGGCGCCTAATCTGCTTTACGTTGTCAGGGGCAACACGCGACGCTTCGTGTTCCGCTACATGGTGGACGGTAAGAGGCGGGATAAATCCATCGGGCCTGTAAGCAAGGTCGATCTCACACAGGCAAAGAGTACCGCCAAAGAGTTTCAGGGACGACTAGCTAGCGGTCTGCCGCTCACCCAAAGTACGAAGGAGAGACTCGCTGAGGAGTACTCAAGGGCAGAGATTCCGAGCTTCAAGAGTTTTGCAGAACAAACGATAGAGAAGATCAAAGAGGTGAAACGCTGGAGAAGCAACAAGACGTACGCCAACACGGTTCAGTACTTTAATAGTTACGTGTACCCCGTCATCGGAAATAAACGAATAGATGAAATCAAACGAGCGGATGTCGTGGCGGTTCTCGAGCCGATATGGTCTGCCAAAAATCAGACGGCTTTGAAAATCAGAACTCGGCTTGAAAGCATTCTGGCCTACGCGGTAAACGAGGGGTACCTAGAATTTAACTGTGCGTTGTGGAAAGGGAACCTTGATCAGTATCTTCCGCCGCCGTCAAAAGTCAGAACGGTTAAGCACCACGTATCTATGCCTTTGAAGGAACTCCAGGAAAAGCTCAATTGCTTTCTTCCTGCCAACAATCGGACGCGTCAGCTTATTCTCTTCACGATTCTGACGGCATGTAGGGTAGGAGAGACGGCAGGCGCAAAGTGGTCGGAGTTTAATTTTGAAGAGAGGGTGTGGAGTATTCCACCTGAGCGGCGTAAGGATAGCAAGCCGTACCCTCATAGAGTTCCTTTGAGTGATCAGGTGGTCGAGCTTTTAAATTCTATTGAGCGCAAGGGTGAGTACGTGTTTGCGGTGCGGGATACGCTAGGCAGCAAGTATTCTTTGAGCGTACTTCTTAAACGAATGACGGGGACAACTGCCACAATGCACGGGTTCAGAGCAACGTTCCGCGACTGGGCGGCGGAGAATGAGATAAACGACAGCGTTGCAGAGAAGTGTCTGATGCACTCTGTGGGCAACGCTGTCTTTCAGGCATACCAGCGGAGCGACTTATTAGAGTTGACACGCCCCGTCATGCAGGCGTGGGCTGACACTGTTTTTGCTTTGCAGCCTTTCCGGAAGTTTTGAAAACCAATCGGAAAACTCTTTTTCCGTCCATACCTGGCGCCCCTTCATGTACCGGCCGCCGGGGAAGAATCCTTCACGAATCCAGCGCTCGATTGTCTTAACGTGGCGGCCTGTAAGTTCGGCAATATCGCTCTTCTGTAAAATTTGCTTGTTCATTTCTCATCCTCCAATTCCTTGATTCGGTTGTTCACGTGCGCGGCGAGCTTGACCCAAAACGCCGCATAGTCGCCGCGGGTTGTTGCCATTGCCGATTCACCGATGACTCCCTCGGCTCGACGGAGCCACACGAGAAGCTCGAAAAAGCGGTCGCTCACTGTTGCGGCGCCGGCTGATTTCCGACGGTTTAGATACCACTGAGCTTTCTTGAGGTCCTGCAATTCAGAGGCGCCTTCTTTGTGGCCTGCACGGAAACAATATTTGAGAGCGTTCCCCTCGCAGAACGGCAGGCGCTCGCAGAAATCGATCGGCTCGAGCTTGATTGCCTGCCCCTCATAGTGCTCGGGGTGGTTGATAATGTCAGCTGGCATTTCGTTTCTCCTCTTCAATCCGTCTCAGCTGGCGGTTGCATTTTGCATCCATGGGTGATCTCCTTCAAATCCATTTTCATAAGACGAGCCTTTTCTTCCAGGAGCTTTTTGTATCTGGTCATAGTCTTGAACTGTTGCCATAAATTTTTGTGAATCTCAGGATCAATGGGTGCAGTCTTGCCTTGCTTGATTGCCCACAAGAAGCTACCGAGTTTGTTCTTTCTGATTGCAAGCTGCTGATACTCTGCAATCACCCGTTCTTCCATACTGTCGGACAGCATGAAGTCGATGGTGTCTTTAAGGTCGAGCTTATCGCCCTGGGTGTTTTGCAGCTCTTCATCGATTCTGTCTAGCTGACGATTACACTTCTCATCCATGAGCTTTTCGACTTCGGTCTTAAACTCCGGATCGCTTTCCTTTAGGTATTCAACCTGCCGAGCAAGTACCAAGACGTCTGCAACTTCTTTCATGCAGTCAACGGCCGCTACGTCTCTCTTTTCCTTGAATCGGTTGTGGCCCGTCTTACTTAGCAGTCTGTTGTAAACCGTCCACTTGGCAGAAGCCGCACTGTATTCGGCGCTTTCTTCGGCCAGTTTTAACAATTGGGTTCCAAGGCCGTAGTGCTCGGCAATGGTGACGATTTTATTTTGCATGGTGCTTTTCCTTCTCATCCTTAATAAGCAGAGTGATTTCCTCAATGCTGTCCCAGAACATATCTATGACTGCGCCTTCGTCCTCCAGGTCTGAGTCCGTGATAGCCCCGTTGGCGTCGAGCTCTCGTAAGTCGGTCTCCCAATCCCCGATCACAATTCGCAGCCTCTCTCGGTAAGCCTTCAGGCGCTTTTCTCTATCTGTCATGCGTTCTCCTTTTTGTGAAAATGTTTCTGCTTCATGAGTTTTCCAACTCGGTCCTTGTCAGTTTCTTGGACTCCGTGCGGCAGCCCTAAAGCCTCACGTCGTGCATGGTCTTCTTCCACGATTTGTTTAGCGGCGAGGAACTCTTTCAAGGTGCGCTGCGGGCTATGCTCCATGCCCTCTCGCAGTAGCTCAGCGATCTGCCAACAGACATCACGCAGGACGTTGAGCTCCTCAGCGGTGCCCGTATAGCCGTGCGTCTTTCCCTCGCGCTTGCGCTTTACGATACGGCTATAAGCGTGGAGGGCGCAGTAGTGGTCCGCCTGAAACTCTTTGACTTTGGACTCCTGACCAGGCCAACGGCGATCGACCAGCATGAGGCCGCCCCAATTCAAGAGGTCCTGGATTTGGTGCATGTTGTCTTCTGTTGCGAGGCCTCTCGGTAGAGTGATCTCGACCACGAGGTTGATGTCGGTAATGATCGCCTTGACGCGGTCGATATTCTTGCGGGAGTAGAAGACACCCGGGTTCTTAACGGTGCGCGGCTTGTATGCCTTTCTTGGCTTCTTGTTCGACGGCATCATTCGTCTCCCAATATTGCTTTCTTCTTGTCCAACAGGACATCCAGAACCTCACGCTTGGAAGCGAGGCGCTCTTTCACCACCTCATCCAGTGTGCCTTTAGCCACGATGTAGTGCACAAAGGATGGGCGAGCGTGTCCTGCCTGAGCCTGACGGACAGCTCCGATGCGCTCGATGATCTGATCATGAAGCTCCAGGGACCAGCCACAGGAGAAGAACACCAGGATGTTGCCTCCGTCCTGAAGGTTGAGCCCGTGGCCGCATGAAGCAGGGTGGGCGAGCAGTAGCGGGATGCGTCCTGCGTTCCAATCCCGAATGGTCAGGGGGTCCTTGTCAAGAAGCTTTGCCTGAGGAAACGCGTTTTTGATGCGCTCCACCTCGTGCCTGAAACTGTACGAGCACAGCACAGGCATGCCGTTTGCTTCCTCGATGACGGAGCGCAGGGCGTCAATCTTCGCGGAGTGAAATAGCTCGAAGCCTTCACCTTCTTCGGAGTACACGGCCCCACTTGCCATCTGAAGCAAGCGCCCCGTTTTAACTGCGGCGTTCGCTGCCGTGATCTCCTCTCCGTTCTCAAGCTCAAGATAGAGCTCGCGAGCGAAGCGGCGGTACTGCTTCATAACAAGAGGAGGGAGCTCAACCACCACGTCATTAAAGATGTTCTGTGCGACATCGAAGTAGTCCTCGGGGTTGACAGTAACTGTGATGTCCTTCAGCTTCTCCTTGATCTTCTCGTCCGACCCTTCAAACGGTCTCCACTCGCACCAATGCTGAGCGGCTCCGCCGTGAGTGACGGGGTAGAAGTACTGCTTTTGGAAAGCAGTGAAGGACTTGCCGAGGCGCGCGCCTTTATCGAGGAACCACATCTGCCCCCACAGGTCAAGCAGGCCATTGGGCGCCGGTGTTCCTGTCAGCTCTATGAACCCCTCGGACTGATGGGCAACCTTAGCTAGAAACCTAGCCCGCTGCGTGCCCTGCTTGGAGCGTAAGCCTTTGAGCCGCGTACTCTCGTCGGCAACAATGAGGTCGAACTGCCAATCGTCTCCGCACCAGTTGATGAGCCACGGGATGTTCTCATAGTTGATGGTGTAAATGTCCGCGTCTGTCTCGAGAGCCTGGATGCGCTCACGCTGATTGCCGCAAACGACAGAGACCTTGAGGTGCTTGAAATCACCCCACTTGAGGAGCTCATCGGGCCACGTGCTTTGCGCAACACGGAGCGGCGCAACGATAAGCGCTTTGAGCTTGGGTCTCTTTTCCTTGATGCGTCGGATTGCTTCAAGCGTGGCAGAGGTTTTCCCCATGCCCATTCCTGCGAAAAGCGCGATACGTTTGCGCTGAAGAATCGCCTGAATCATCCGCTCTTGATAGGGTCTCGGTGTGAATTTCATAAATCCCTCGTCACGTTCACGCCGCCGAAGAGGCCCCAGCAGATGGCTGTCTTGATGCTATCGGTATCGTGGCAGACGAAAACCTCAAACGCTCCTTCGTCTTCCAGGGTGCGAATCATCCTCTGCTGCTGAGGAGACAGGCGCCCTTTTTTGGCCTTGAGTTCGATAAGGATGTGACGCCCGTCACGCATCAGCAACCAGTCGGGGGCTCCAACAGTGCCCTCGAAGCTGAGCTTGAATGCCGTGATGCCGAGCTTCTTGCAGGCTTGTTTTAGAAACAGTGTGTTCTTTCCCTCAGGAGTGGTCATTTTCTTCTCCTGTCTGTGACTTTCTTTTCGACTAGGGGCTCTGTATCCATCAGCGCTGTGACCACGCGAGCGGCACGGGCAAGATAGTCTGCGTTCGAGGCCATAACCTGAGCCTTAAAACACTCACCTTCTACAGTGATAGAAAGTTCAGAGCCGGCTAGTTGCTCGCCAAACGTGTCGTCCGGGTAGCCGAGCTTATCGCCATTGACAATCTCAGCCTGTTTAAGTTTTTCAAGATTCATTTGTTATCCTTTAAAAACACAAAAGTTAAGAACCCGCATGCACCTCCTGCGACAGCGACGAGAAAACCTAAAACCACGCCGTAAAAGAACGTTTCCATTATTTGGCCTCCTCAAGTAGCTTCAGGAAGGCGGAAAACCCTCGCTCTTTGTGCATAACAATCCGTCCCGTTGTGACGTAGTAGATAAAAACCTGCCCGCTCAGATAGACATTGATCTGTCCGGACCTCTCGAAGGTCTTAATGAGATAACCCTTCGCTTCGAGCTCCACGGCGAGTCTTGGGAGCTCGTGTTTGATAATCTCAGATGCTTTCATCGGTCTTCCAATCAGTGGTGGGTCTCGTTATCAAACGCGTCCAGATATTCTTGGATTGACGCATGCAACTCCTTCAGCCCATGAATCGGGAGCAGGCAGCAGTACCTCTTGCCCTCGGAGTCAACAAACTGCAAGAACGGGGCTTCTGCGTCGCCATTGAATCGACCGAGGCCGAGGGGAAGGATGAGTCTGCCTCTGCCTTGCCCGTCACAGAGGGGTTCAACCTCGCGGAGGGTTTCCGCAGCCTCTTTCGCGGCTTCCTCTGCTTTCTGTTCCAGTTCTTCCGTGGTGTAGTTTTTGAATGTGCTGTACATAATTACTCCTTTCTATATCTGTAAGTTTCAAACCCTGCTGCAACTAGCGGGAGACCGTCGGCCCATGAGGGCAGTGACGACATGAGTTCCTCCATGTGTCGATGATTTCGGGTTTTGTCATCAGGTATTTCGCATATGTACTCGTCGTGTACAGACAGGACGATCTCGTAGCCCGCCTTCTCAAGTCTCAAGCCTGCTTCAAACAACAAGTCGCATGCGACAGCCTGAGTAATGTTCTCGACAATCTTTCCGCCCCACGTCTTGAGGCGCTCGAATTTTCTGGTCCGCTGGTTGTTCCCCATGTAGGTGACGTCGCCTCCTTCGGACGCTCTCGGCGCCGGGTAAACAAGGAAGCGACCTGACGGGAGATGCAGCAGAAGCCAGTTTCCATAACGTCGAGCGTATAAGCCGGGGCGAATCGGAAAAGACTTGTTCGGAATCTCAATAGCTGAGCGGACGGCGGTCTCGCACGCTGACCAGAACGCAACGATCTGAGCGTTGGCGTTGCGCCACGATTGTTTCACTGTGTTGCATGCGACCCATACGTCATGCGGCAGTTTCGCGGTGATCTTCTTCTCGAGCGCCCAATCCCACATGTTCTCTGAGTCCGCATAGACCTCAGGGTCCGCCGTTTTTCTGACGAGCTCTGACATATGCGTGAAGTCGATGCCGAATTTGTCTGCGAACTGAGCAAAGGCGCCGGCTCCTCCGCCGTAACCGAGGGCAAGCTCCTCAACCTTGCCTATCTGACGGAGCTCTTTCGTCACCTTCTCAGGGTCAACACCGAAGGTTCTGCCGTATGTAAGTTTGTACAGATCGTGTCCGCGACCCGCATCGAACTCTCGGAAGGCTTGCAGTTTCCACTCTTCGCCAGCGAGCCATGCGAGCACTCGGCCCTCCACATTGGAGTAGTCAGCCACACATAGGCGCTTTCCGGGTGAGGCGACGATAACACCCCTCAGGCACTCAGACAGGAACTCGGACGGGTGCTCGTACGCAAGGTCAAGCGCGTCGGCTTTCATCAGCTCGATAGCGGCCTCGATCTCCTGAGCTCCTTTGGTAGGGCGGGGGAGGTTTTGCGGCTGAAACTTTACACCGGAGACTCGCCCTGTTCTGGAAGCGCCTCGGAATTGGAGGCAGCCTTTGAGACGGCCTTCAACATTGCAGTTTTCAACTACTTTGTACTTTGCTTTACTTGTCTTTGCGCCTCTGAGTCGATCGCGCAGAATGTCCCTGACAGGCTCGGGTATCTCAGGGTCGTCGAGGTATCGCTCAATGTCTGTTGATCTGAGGGACTCAAGCTCGATGCCGTAGGCCTCCTTGATGTGATCGAGGATAGCTTGTCTTTGGTTGACGGAGGAGACAGCGCCGCCTGTTTTCTCGGCGATCGCATCGTCCATCTCGTCCTTACTTTTATCAGCCAGCTTAATCGCTGCACGCACAAGGTCGAGATCGACACACATGCCTCGGCGGTTGATTGTGACGTCCAGGAGTTGGAATTCTTTTTCCTGAACCGTGTTGTTGAACCCTGGAAAGCGCTTGTAGATTTCACGCATGGAGGAGACGTCACGGCGGCAGTACTCGACGAATCGCTCCCAATCTGCGGGAGCGTCCTCACGCTTCATGCGGTAGCTCCTGGTCCCGTTCTTAAATTTAGGGACGCAGAATTTCTGAATCAGTCGTGAGCCGTCCTTATCTTTAGCGATGTCGGTCGGCAGCTTGAAGATTTTGCACAGCTCTCCGAGTCCGCCCGGCAGCGCATGCTGATAGGCGATAACTCTCACGTCGTCGCACTTGATGAGTGGCAGGTCGATGCCCCGATACTGGAGGAACACCGTGTCGAACATCACGCCGTTTACCCACACGTGCCGAGCGCCGTACGACTGGATGTCGTGAATGGCGGCCCTGAGATCGTCAGGCATGTTAGGTTCCTGATCGACGTCCCAAACTTTCACGGGCCCGTCGTTGAGGGCGTACGCCCACAGGAGAATGCGGGCGGATTTGTCGGCCGCATAGGCATGCGTGCCGTATTGGATGGGAGCCTCGGAGTAGGTCTCGAGGTCCATAAAATAGGTTTTGGTTTTGATTTTCATACGAGCTCCAAAATTTGGAGGCCTGGCGCGCAGGTCCCTCAACGGAGGTCCTTTGGTATCTCGCGGTATAAAGCCATGACAGCTTAGCGACGAGGCCGAACTTTTCGGTTTTGACGCGCCGTGCCTTAAAACTGAGCTCGTTTGAAAACAAGCTCAAGTTTAAAGCACCTCCTCATAAAGAGGAGGAGTAGCGCTTACCAAGGAACGTCGTCTTCGGTCTCTTCCGAAACATCCTCCGCGAGGTCATCAAAGTCAGAATCAGAGATGCCTCTTCCTCCAAGGAACGGCTCCCCGTCTTTCTCGAAAATCATTCCTTTGAAGTCGAACTTCACGCCCTTAGCACCTTTAAAGTCGTATGCCTTGGGCTCAAGAATCAGAGTGACATAGCATCCGTCATAGACGGAGCCTGGTTCACCCTCCACGCAGAGTTTTTGTGGCTCGCCTTTAAACGTGCGCTGCTTAAGAATCGGAGCAGGAAGTGGGTTACCTTTGTCGGTCTTAGTGTTGCGGGTTACTTTGACGGATGGGTAGCTTCCAAGGTACTTATCTTCACGAATGCGGGCCGCCAGGAAGTCAGATTTGAGATTCTTGAAAATCTTTTCTGCGTCGCCTTTCCACAAGGCTTTGGCAGACCGTTTCATCTCGTCCTCGAGAAACTTCAGTTGCTCCTCGGAGATGATGCAGGTTGCAGAGTACTGATCTTTGCCGGAGAGATTAGCGGCCGGACGATAAAGGGCGGCGAAAGGGCCAACACGTACGCCTCTTAAAAAGAGAATATTCGGATTGGATTTCATTCGACCGTAAGTTGCATGTTGTTGGTGTTCACTAGTCATTTTTCAATTCCTAAAATATTGAGGAAAGCGTCGTTTGATGATCTCCCGCGCGTCGTCCAGCGCTTTCCGTCGGGCCGCTGACTCCCCTCGTGGGAGCCAAGGCTCAATAGACGCGGCGGTTTTAAGCACCTCCTGCGCTACCCGCGGCAGAGGGTTCTCAAATAGGTACGCTGCCGGGATTTGCTTCAGATGTCGTCTCTTTTGTTCCATCTGCAATCACCTCGAGGTCGTCCTCAGTCACGAGAGCAAGTGAGATGCTCGGGCGCTTGTCGCTCGCAGGCACGAGCTGAGGTTTGCCCGGATTGCGAGTGATGAGCTCCTGAAGAGTTGCCCACTGGCGCTCACCGATGACAGGCTTGCCGTCCTCTCGCTTGACCTTCTTGTGAAGCTCCTCTGCTCGTGTCGGCCCGATGACCTCTTTCTTGTAGGCGAAGTCCTTGGGGATGCGCATGGACTTGAGCACCTCCTCGGCTTCAGCCTTGTTCTTCCAGCGGCGAATGCCTTTGTTGCCCTCCACGATCTTGAAGCCCGGTACCTCGTTTCCGAGGCTGATGCGGTTGAAAACTTCGGCCTCAACATCGGAGAACCAATCGTTCACCTGTTTTTTAAATTGCAGGAGGGCTCCAAGCTGATCGTCAGTGGCGTCCTTCGGTGTCGGAAGGCGCTTCGGGATGCTGAGTGCCTTTGAGACAACCGTTACGAACGCGGGGCAGGAGCTTCTTGCGGGGCAGTAGCGGCAGGCTTGCTCTGTCGGTGTGAAGTCGCCCTCCGCAGCGCCTCTTGCCATGATCTCGTTTGCCGCGCCGACTGCTAAAGCGACATCCACGCCAAAGGCCCTTAAGTCCTCTCGTGAGCACGTCCATGTGTTGACGGGGTTCTGGCCGGGCGCTCTCGGCTGCACGATGTGAAGCGTGATGGTGTCGATGCCCTGAGCCCCTTCAGCCTGCACAGCCGCCCACGCATAAATCATGAGCTGCTTGTTCCTTTCAGCCGGAACAGGGATGCCAACGCCGTGCTTATAGTCAAAGACGTGCAGTTCATTGCCGCTTGAGAGGATGCAATCTGCGTACCCGTACTGATCGGGTACCCCGTAAATCGGGCTTAAAGGGATACGGCCCTCGACAATCCATGAGTCAGGCGTGTCAAAATACGCGTCACGAATTTCTTCGAGATAGATGCGGGCGCATTCTTTGAGCTCTTGGTCCTCGACCCGCTTGAGGATGGTGTCGATCTCCTCACCGTCGCGAAGCAGGGCGATCGCGCATTGCTCCATCACGGAGTGGGCTCTTGTGCCTTCCTCCGCATCAGGGTTTGTAGTGAAAACACCGTACTGACTGACCATCAGGGGCGAGGCCTTGCAGGTCATCCAACGGGTGGCTGCTGAAGGAGGAAAAAGCGAGTGGCCGCGGCTTGCGGACTCGTCAGCGACGGGAATGATAGGGGTCAGATCAGGCATTTTGCTCACCCTTTGCGTCGTCGATCGCCTTTTGCATATGAGCTATGAAAGCGGCGTGCTGGTCGTGCGTGATGTCGTCCACGGTTGTGGGTTTGCCCAGGAATGCGTCACGGACCTCTTCAGTCTTCGAGCGGGCGGCTTTCCCATCCATTTGACCCTTAAGCACCCGGAAGAGGGTTCCGCAAATGCGAGTTCTCTCAGCTTTTTCAGCGTCCTCGTCCACAACTTCGGGTGCCTGTTTTACTTCAGGAGCCTTTTTCTTGGGCGCAGGCTTAGCGGGTTTTTCCTCGCTCGCAGGCGCGGGCGCGGCAGGTTCGGATTTTTCGCCTAGTCCAGCCTTGGCGCCGGCTGACTCGACCGCAGCTCCGGTTTCCCCGCCTTGGTCACAAGTTTCAACCTGCTTTTTCAATTCAATAACCCCTTCTGTTTCGGGGTTTTCGAGGCCCTCTATCCTGCACTCGATAGAAACGATCTGGCTATACGCTTCTGCGATATCGCGATTCAGCCAGGAGAGCGAGCAGGGGGCGGGCTCCGCGTAAGCATTGTTGTTAAACAACTGTTTAATTGTCTCCTCCAGAGCCACACGGGCGGCCCTGATTGAGTTATGAGCTATACCTAAATTCAGTTTTTTCTGCATTCATTCACTCCATTATTTGAGCGCCGATCAGCCCCGGCGCCGGAGGGCTTAAAACCTATACAGCCGGCGCTGGCAGAGCATCAATAGCGCGGGGCGGTCGTCTCCTATCGAGATCGATAAACCCGGAGAATTTAATTTTTTCGGTCGCTCCGCTATCCAGGCGCCTGGCTGCCACTCTCAACATCTCGCGAATTGAACCGGCTACTAATGCGCGGAAAACGAGACCGCGGGCGCTGTCGGTTTCCTGCGCTGTCAGGGGCGCGCCTTGATACCCCGTCTCGAAATAAATGAACGTGACCACAGGCGCCGGCAGCGTCTCAATAGAGAGGCGAGCGATATAACGGGCGGGCGGGGCGCCGTCGATTGCGGCCGCTTTAACGGCCCTTATTTCTATCCTCGTTTTCTGCATATTCACAGGTCCTAAAAACGCAAAAAAGGACGCTCCGGAGTTCGTTCCGGGGCGTCCTTATTTCTGTCTGGCGAGCGTGCCAGAGATCTGACAATTCGATTTGTCTAACTAAAAGCGCCGGGGTTTAATCCGGCGCCTGATCTTTAAAAACTTGTGAATACTTTTATTGGATAGCTGCTAGCGTAGATTTAACTGATTTAATTGCATAGTCCATTAAATCCGCCTGTTCCTTAAACCACCTCCGATATGTTTCAAATTGGTTTAATGCGGCCTCCAGCTCATAGCGCGCGTTAATCCAGTCTTCAGAAATAACAGGAGCGGGCGCCGGGGCTTGAGAGTAGGAGGGATAAACCGGCTGCGGTTGAAACATTGAGTTAACGTAAGCTATTGCCTGGCCGATCTGACTAATGGGAATCTCCCAATAGTGATTAACTCCCATAGCGTTATTAACCTCTCCAATATAGCCAGTCCAGAAATGAAACCGCGGAAGATGCGCAGCGATTGCACTTCTTAACTGTTTTCTTTCCTCCGGTGTGTTTTGGACAATAGAGACCGCGCCCGGGTTACGATACCAACCGGCCATAACAACATCGCCGGGCATCGCCTTAGCAGTGTTGAATTTAACCGGTGTTACCGGAGCGACTGGAGAGGATAAGCGGGCGGCGTTAATGCCGTTGATTGACGCGTTTAGATTGATATTCATGATGAATAACCTTGTTAAATATGTTTATTTATCGCCCCTGTTTAGAGGGCGCCCGGGTGCTAAACACCTGTAACAAGTCAGGCGAGATTATTCCTCTGTCGAGTCTTTTATTCTCTGCACGCCCGGGCATAAAAATAGCCGCGTATCTTTCGGGGCGGTCGTTTTCCGCTTGTTACTTGGTTTGTTTAGAACCTGATCGCAGAATACAACCGCCGTTTTACGCTGTCAATATGTGCAATTCGCAGCGGTGATACTTACGGAAAACACATAAGTAAGCAACTAATCTATTTCTTTATAGAATTCTTCTAATGCGTGGTTTACATCCTCAAAAGAGTTAAAAATACCTAAGCTCCGATACGGTCTAATCTGAAGGCCCCCGCTTTCCAATTGAATCAATTCCGGAGGATAAACCCTATCAAATTGGGAGCTAGTCCAACGTTTATATTTAAAACCTGTTTCAGCATTCTCTAGCGGTGGCAGCGCGTCCCATCCATACCGTAACGCTACTAGCCCGCGTATTCCGCCTCTAAAAAAATTTTTAGATACTTTGATTAATGCGTATATTAGAAGCGAAAATACCACGCCGATAATAATATCGCTTAACATATTTCCCATCTTAGTATTCCCCCTTGGTTTATTATCCTTTGACAATAACCCAAAGAAGAAAACATTGAAAGTATTCACAAGTTTTTAAAGAGCGAGGCGGGTTATTACTAATCCGCTTTTAGTTTTATAAACCGACTCTAATAAATCGGTTTATAGAACTCCAGCCCGGATTTTAGGAGGCGGCCGGAGTCCTCCAGGTGAGTTATTTTCTGAACGCTGCCACAACGTCGCGGCGGCGGGCCGTGACCGGTAATAAACGCGTATCGATCGGGGCGCCGGGTCGGTCGGTTTCACGTGTCCAATAAACACGATTACCGACGATTAAACCGGGTGAATAGACCTCACGGCCGCCCGCGGGTGTCTGAATTCTGAAACTAGTAATCATTTCGCGGCCCTCCGTTCCATATAATCCCAGACCGCTATCTGGCTGGATTCATTCAGGTATTCCGTAAAACTCAGATCAGCCGGATAAACGTCCTCGATATCCACTAAATAGAGTTGCAACGCATCTAAAACTAAACTCAACTGGACACCACTCCAGGCGCTGCAATCCTCCCAACGATCGATATCGTTGTCATAGCGCGGGATAAAACCTGAACGAGGTTTTAGCACTCCATAAACATAGTCAGCAAAATAGTTTTTATCGCGTGATTCCAGCCAGGCGCCACAGCGCAGAACATCGCGGCGGCTGATCTTGCAATACAGATAATCAGTGCGATAGTTGTAATAGGCCGGTGAGTCGAGATGATCGAACGATACGGCGATATCAAGGCCGGCGCCGTCGTCAATTTCCGAGGTGTGTTCTTTCAGCCAGTCGGGGTAAAAGCGCGCGTATTTATTTGCGAGATTGATACGGATAGAGGGCCTGAGATTGAAATCATCTGAATCGAGATTAGCGCCCGTCTCGGAGTTTTCATACTCGATAGCCGAGTCGATTTCATCGTCGATAAAACCAGATAAAGCACTCTCGTAGAAACCGCAAAACGGAATTGGCATAACTACAGTTTCAGCAAGCGCGGCGGCGTCCATAGCTGCAAGCGTGGTGAGGAATGAGAATTTAGCAGTCATGATTATTCTTCCTCCTTCTCAGTGTTACGGGCGGCGGCCGTGATGTTCATAATTTCAGCTAAAACGGAGCAGCTCGCACGTGAGCCCTCCCACGGGGTCAATTGATCTAAAACATTCCTCCCCGGTAGTCCATAGGAGCGCAGCAGAGCGGTAATCTCGGAATATGTCCACTCCTGGCAAAAGTAGACGCATTTAATTAGTGCCAACTCCAGCCAATAGGGATCAATCACGGAGTCAATCGCGCGATTGAGCTCCTCGATTGTGTCGAATCCGTCATAGTCGATATCGCCGAGCGCTTCAATCGTTTCACGAGTTAAACCCTGATACAAGGGCGCTAGTCTCAACAGTGCATAGTGGAACAGCGCGGCCGGTCGGTTGTCTCTAATTTCAGTGTCACACTGGCAGTACTGCGCGGCGCGGATATGGTCATAGAAATTGTACGAGTCAACAGGATATAAACCCTCATTTACAACGCGTTCCATCCATTCGGGGGCGCTGTTGGATTTATACAGCCAAGTGGTGAGATTGTAGTTATAGACGTCAACGGCGTTATCTGCAAACTGACTAATTGCATCGCTGATATACGTATCGGGGGCCGCGTCGCCTAATTCAGCCGCGAAATCGGATAGAGATGTTTCAACGCTGCTCGGCTGGAGGTCGGCTACAACCTCGAGGGCGTGGGTCAGGTCCAAAACGGTAGCGTCGCCGTTATTTTCAGCGGCGGCGATGATAGCGGCTGCGAGAGCGGAGGGGTTTAGTTTGTATGTCATTTTCGGCCCCCTTAGATAATGGCTGATAAGAGGAGCGCGAGCGCTGTCGTTGTGATGACGAGCGGGGCGGCGATTGTGATCGGGGCGGCAATTAATGCCATAGCGGAGAACGGGACTACCAGAGCGAAGATGATCGCGCGGGAGATTGATTTAGAAAGTGTCATATTTAATACCTCGTTAGTTGTTTGTTAAAAAATTCAATAAGCAAATAGTAATAGCAAAGTGCAAATAATGCAAGCTATGCAACTAATGAAATTTGTAAGTTTTGCAAATATTAGGGAAATCACTTAGATTTTTTATGCATTGCGTGGGCTAATAGTTGTTATGCGTTTATTTTTGCGGGCGCCTAATATGTAGATTTTTGCGGATTCAGTTGCTAATAGATAGCGAATATGTAGATTTTTGCAGGCGTGTAGATTTTTGCGGGTTGTATACGGCGGATAAGCAGAATTTTTTACCTGTTTTCTATAAAGTTCGTATACGTAAAAAATTAGAAGATTAATGAATAGAAAAATACGTATATTAGGAGTTGTGTAAAAACTAAAATTTTTTCTGTTTATCCGCGCCCTGAAAAAATACGCACCTGGAAGTTAGGGCGGCGCCGGTAGATTGCACAGACTGGAAGAGTTGACAGGCTGACGGGTTGATAGGTTGATAGGTTGACAGATTGGCAGATTGATAGGCTGCAAGCGTCTCGGGCTCCCTAACTCCAGCCGAGAAAACGAGAAAAGTAGCGCGCCTGTGAACCCTAAACCCCCACGGGTGATCGTAATTAACTAATTGAATTTACTCAACATAATAGCGGTTATGTTGAATAGCACGGGTTTTTAGCGGGGTGATTTGCAGTTCCTACCTGGGTGGGTGATCGACCGCGCTTTTCGCTAGGTGGGGGGTAGGGCCCAATTTGGCTGCCGGTCCGCGGGGAACCTCCTGTGAACTCCGCAGGCTTAGAAAAACCATTTTCAAAAAATTTTGCAAAATTTCAAAAATCGATTTTGAGGCGCTTTTTAAGCTCGTCACTGCATTTAAATTTTTAGATAAGGAATTTATCGACAAAAGAATAAAAGTCTCTCAAATCGACTATTTGATGCCTTCCTGTCGATTTTAGAAGTCAATCGTGCTAGACTTCTGTAAAAGGATAAAAAACCTCTCGGAGACCAAGATCATGAAGCTGCATCGCTGGATAGCGTTCAACTCTGCGGGCCGAAGAATCGGTCAGGAGCATCCGCGTGCAAAATTCACCGATCGGGATGTTGAGATGGCAATCCAGCTCAGTTACGAGGGTTTTTCCCTATCAGAAATTTCTCGTAAACTCGAGATACCGAAATCAACAATTTGCCGCTGGCTAAGCGGAGAAAGCAGGGGTCAGGCAGTGGCCCGATGGATGCGAGGGGAATATGGCACGAAAAACTGCGCAGGAAACGCTTGAGAGGCTCTACCCAAAGAAGAAGCTCGACCCGAGGTACACGCCGAAGACGGTGAAGCAGGCGGTAAACCACATTGCCGGCGCCAAGAAGCCGCCCAAAGCAAAACGCGCAACCTGGGAGCAGAAAGTCCATATGAGCGAAGCAATCGCCCCCTTATACACAAAACCGATCACAGAGGTGCCGCCAGCCATTGTCGGAGAGAAGTGGTCGCCCGAGCGTGAGGAGCATCTTTTTGCCTTTCTCATGCAGGGTGGAATCATTCGCGTCTGGCTGAACATGGCAGGCCTCAGCTACAACGACATCTACCATCGCAGGAAAAAGGACCCGAGCTTTGCCGCAAGATACGACGAGGCCAGAGCTGTAGGAATGGACGCGTTGGCCGATGAAGCACTTCTGATCGCTTCGAGTCCGATAACGTGTGAAGAGGTTGCGGAGACGGAGCTTGCCGATGGAAAGCGAGTGGTTGTCCGCAAAAGAGGCGACAACACTTACGCCCGCAAACTGGCGTTTTACGCTCGCGTGGAGCTTCTGAAGAAGTGGGCTCCCGAGCGCTACGGGGACAAGATTTCCGTTGACGTCACAGACAAAAGAGCCGCCGGTATTTTGGCGGCTCGCAGACGGCTGCAAGGACTGGATTAGGGTTGCCTGTACAGATCGTTGTAGGAGTATGGCAGAGTGAAGATAGTAACCGCACGCGTACCTTTGTTATTTGCCCAAACAACAGCCTGCAAAGGGTTTTCGTCAAGGTTATTACTACGGAATAGCTTTTCCCAACATTTTGGGACGCCGTGTGTAAATTCTGAAAAGCCGATTTCAACAACAAAATGATCGGCGCGCACACAGAAGATATCAGCATCAAGAGCGGCAAAGCTGTGAGACTCAACCATATGGAATGACTCTAAAAACGACGTCACTTCTTTGTATACCTTCTCGTCATAGTTACTGTTATGGTGGCCGTTTGCCGCTTCACCGATACAGAGCCCTGCGCAAAGACAAGTGCCTTTTTCAAAAGCCTCTACAAACGTGCGGCCTAAGAATCCGTTGAATAAAAATTTTTCCATGGTTTAATACCTCTCGAACGGGGATAAAGAAAGCTTGGCAACTAGTACGCCGACGATTCCAAAGTTAAGACGTATGTCTTCGTCGTAACCGCTGTCGGGGTCCAGTCTTCCTGTGCGGAAGTGACCTTTCATTGTTTCTGAGGGCGCGAACTCCTCAAATCCTTGATGGAATATGACTCTTCGGATATCGATTACGGCGTCGCCTGCGTCGTGTCGGTAGAACACAGCAACAACGTCACCGCTTTGTGCATAGTGGCTTGAGTCCACTTTTCTGAAATATAAAAACTCGCCCTTCTTAATTTCAGGATACATAGCGTCGTCTGGTGCGACCATGCAAAAATCAACAATGCTGCTTAGCTCAGGACTGGGCATGCCGGGAAGCCAAACAATATCGGAGCTGGAGAGAACTTGGTTTTCATCTGTCAGATCGTCCCTCAGCCAAGATGCACAGTCCGGCGTAATTAAAGGGATTCTTTTGTTCTGGACAGCTTTAAGAACAGAGTTTTTCTCAAGCAGTTCCTTGGCTTTGCTTTTTCCGATAAGGCTTTCTATGGAGGTGTCAAGGGCAAGAGCGATAGAAGCAAGTGTCGAAGCTCTAGGCGAAGCCTGACCAGATAGGATTCTCCCGATTGTTGAAGGCGGCATATCACAGGCTTTGGCAAGAGCGTAAGCAGTGAGGTTTTTCTCCTCCATTTGCTTTTTTATTCGGCAAATAACTGATTTTTCAGTTTGGGCTTTATTGGTCATTTTTGTTCCTTATTTGTTTTTACATAGAACGCAATTAAATTTTAGTGAATTAATTTTAAATTATCAAATTATTTGCTATTATTAAACGCAATTATTTTATGCAAATATAGGCTGAATGACATGCGATCTGTATTGTTGAAGAAAAGAAAAAACTCGCAGGCGATTGTTAACCGCCTGGTTGATTTAGGGTGTCCCGTTTCTGTAATCGCCAACTACCTGTCGGTCAAGGACCAGCATATTTATCAGGTAAAAAGGGGAGCCGTCGGTTTGAGTTCCATGAAATTTGAACGGTTGCAGAGCCTCTACGACACCTATCTTCAAAAAGAGGTTTCGAGACAAGAAATGGAAGATAAGCTCAAGGAGAGGAAAAGCTCATGATCGAGTATATGAGGAAGTACGGAGCCGTTCTAGCCGCAAATGGATACAGCGTGATTCCGATCGGCTACAAATCAAAGAAGCCGATTGATGAAAAGTGGAGTGATATTCCCCCTTACACGGTTGAGCAGTGCAAGCGCTACCCATACCCCGCCTGCGGCGTGAGCATCATTAATGGCCGCGGAGATCATCCGGTGTGTGTACTGGATTTAGACTCCGATGACCCGGAGGTTTCAGAAGCGTTTTTACGAACGCTTGACAGGAGGCGGACTATCGAAAGAACGGGGAAGCCGAACAGGAAGGCTATTTTTTTCCAAGCTCCCGGTATTGATTGGAGCTACAGCGGGACGGGAAAGCTAGAAAAAGAAGTCGATGGTAAAGTTGTTGAGGTACTGCTGGAGTTTAGAAAAAGCGGCCATACCGTTTTGTACGGAGTTCATCCGGATACGGGAAAAGAATATAAATGGGATAAAGAGTCTGAAGGCCTGGACCTTCTTCATTTCAAGCCCGAAGAGCTTCCAGTTCTCACAAACGAGGATGTGGAGAGAATGAAGACCCGCTTTATCCAAATAGCAAAGTCCTACGGGTTTTCTAAGGCAGGTAAAGATAACGAGTCCGACGAGGAGCCGAACGATATGGACGACGGTAGCTGGTCTGACGTTTCTCCGGGGTTAAGTCAGCTTACGATCGAGCAGGCAAGGGAGTACTTGAATGGTTCAGGTATCGACCCGGAAAGCTATGATTCTTGGCTTCGTGCGGGTATGGCTTTGCATAACCACTTCAAAGGTGACTATGAGGCCTTGAAGCTATGGGATGAGTGGAGCTCGAAAGCGAACAGCTATACAGGTTTTGAGGACTGCGAGAAGAAGTGGATTAGTTTCAAAGAAGACAGGGACAGAAGGATAACGATCGGCTCCATTATCGCAAGCTATAAGAGGAACCACAGGAATTTTGATGCGAAGGTCTACGTTCGTACCTTAGCTGAGAAAATGTATAAGTTGTTTAAGGACGAGATCAAGAAGAGAGACTCAGCGAATTCAAATTGGTATTTGTTTAACGGAAAGCACTGGGATACTGCCAGCCTCGATCAAGTGATAGCTAAGCTGCTTCCATATATCGAGCAGGAGTTTATCGATTACATTGACGAAACCACCATACCGGAACAGCGAAGAAGTCGCGAGAAATTCTATCTAGCCTATCTGAAGTCGCCTGTGCGGTACATCCGTGAAACCGTCTCGGTGTTCTCTTGGCTTCACGCTTCGATTCTAGTGAATCCGGATAGCTTTGATTCTGATTTTCGGTATTTTGGTATCGCCAACGGTGATGTTGATCTTGAGACCGGGTCCTTTCTTGAGCCAGATGCTTCTCGTATGATTTCCAAGAGTTCTTCTGTAGTGTTTGACGCTAAGGCCGACTGTCCACTATGGAAAAAGACTTTAGAAGAATGCTTAGTACGGGAAGAGGTTGTCGAGTACTTCCAAAGGTTTGTTGGGTATACAGCTCTCGGGAACCCGAAGGAGAACAAAATTGCCTTCCTTCACGGTTTCGGCTGTAATGGTAAGTCCACGATTATGTCAGTCCTTCTGGAGGTATTTGGCTCTTATGGTATTGCAATGCAGCCGGAAACCCTTGTGACGTTAAGCGAGAAAAGATCGTCTTCAGCAACGGGGCTGTCTCCCGATGTAGTCAGGTTGAAAGGTGCGCGCCTTGCTCTTGCGGAGGAGCTAACCGAGGGCGCTAAGATCAAAAGCGAGATGCTGAAGCGCCTAGCAGGTAACGAAAAGATTACGGCTCGTGAAATGTACCAATCGCCGATTGAGTTCCAGCCAACGCACACAGTGTTCGTGTGCACCAACCACCTTCCAAAAGTTGCAGATGACAGCGACGGAACCTGGAGGCGCATAGTATTGATCGAGTTTCCTCGCAGTTTTGACAGGGACCCGAATTTCAAGAAAGACGAAAACCTTAAAGAGAAGCTACTTAAGGAGGCCTCGGGAATACTGAACTGGATATTTGAAGGCGTGCGCCGCTACAAGCAGTTTGGTTTGGCGCTTCCGAAGTCTATGGATATGGCCGCTAAAAAGTGGCGTGGCGAGGAAGACGTTGTCGGTTCTTGGGCAGAGGAGTGTTTAGAAGGTACAGCGCCCGATGAAAAGACGCCAATGCGGGAGGTATACGCGGCATTCAAACTCTGGGCGGCGGAGTGTGGAGTAGAGAAGCAGAGCTCCCAATGGTTGACAAGAAGGCTGAAAGAGCGGGGTTACTGTGTCAAGATGACGCCTAAAAAAATTAATTATCTTTTTGGCGCAAGAGTCAAAAGTGAAGAGGAGAACTGGGAGTGGTAGATATTTCAACAGAAGAACTTGTCGAGCTGATGGCGTCTCAGCCGCTCGCACTCAGGAAGAAAATTACGGGCACGCTCGGTTACTCGTTCATAGGTGACTACGATGCAGCCAATTGGGTTGACGGAACAGCCGCGTCCCGCAAGGAGGCGGTGCGTAAGCTGATGAAGGAGGCGCTCGCGTCAGAGGCTACAGAGGAGGATGTCTGGCTCAGAATCGAAGGGGTGAGACTTTTGCTCATGTGTCTTGCGGATTTCCTCAAAGACTCCGAGGATGCCTTCCTAGAACTCACCAACGAGCAGTAGCATGAAGCCCCGACCTCGGGGCTTTGTTGCATTGAGAGAAAGCCAATCCGACATACTTCTTCGCAAAAGTCGGAGAAGGCATGAACAAAAGGATTGAAGAAATTTTCAATGAGGAGCTCGCCCGCTGCTATGCGGACCCGCTCCGTTTTGTCCTTTGGGCCTTTCCTTGGGGCGAGACGCCTGAGACGTCGGTGGTTCGGTTGAAAGAGCCGTGGCTCTCTAAGTATCCGAAGTTTCAGTACGGTCCCGACGCATGGGCCTGTCAGCTTTTGGACGACATAGGTCGAGAAGTAAAAGCGCGAAAGTTCGACGGCTCGCATGCCGTGGAGCCTCTGCGCTATGCGATCGCATCCGGACACGGCATCGGAAAGAGTTGCATCACGGCTTGGCTCGTGTGCTGGATTCTCGCAACGCGTCCCGGTTGTAAGGGCGTCGTGACCGCAAACACTGCGAGTCAGCTGGAGACCAAGACATGGGCGGAAATTAAAAAGTGGCTGAAGCGCTCACTAGTTGCCGACATGTTCGAAGTTAAGGCGGGCTCAATTGAATCCAAAGAGTCACCTGAGTCTTGGCGCGTGGACGCGCTCACCTGCAAAGAAGAGAACGCTGAGTCCTTCGCAGGTCTGCATGCCGCATCCTCTACACCGTTCTATATTTTTGACGAGGCTTCCGCTATTCCCGAAGCGGTCTACGAGGTGGCTGAAGGCGGCCTCACCGACGGAGAGCCCATGATGTTTCTCTTCGGGAACCCGACCCGATCTTCAGGGACCTTTCACGCCTGCTTCAATAACTACAAGAAGCGGCAGTACTGGAACCTGAGAAATATCGATTCTCGAACAGTTGAGATTACAAACAAAGAGCAGATCGCTAAATGGGCCGACGAGTACGGGGAGGACTCGGACTTCTTCCGAGTGCGTGTCCGAGGCGAGTTCCCGTCTGTCTCCTCAATGCAGTTCATCCCTACGGATGTTGCAGAGCAGGCGGCAAAAATCAGCATCAGTCACAACACTGCGACTTCAGCAATTATCGGAGTGGACGTTGCTCGCTTTGGCGACGACGACTCCGTGATCTACACCCGTATCGGTCGCGGCTATCTTCCAATCAAGCGCTATCACGGACTCTCCACAACTCAGCTCGTGGCAAAGGTGAAGGCGCATTTTGACTCCGTTAAAAAGCTCGGTTTTCCCGCTGACCGCATCTTCATCTTCGTGGATGAGGGCGGCGTGGGCGGCGGCCCGAAAGACATGCTGCGCGATGATGGCTACCCCGTCAGGGGCGTGCAGTTCGGCGAGAAGGCAGATGACCCTCAGACGTACTCTCGTAAACGAGAGGAAATGTGGGGTCGCATGAAGCAGTGGCTCTCTGACGGAGGGACGATACCGGACGATCGCGAGTTGGTTGAGGATTTGATCGCACCCGAGTACGACATTCTTCCGGGCGGTCAGGTAAAGCTTGAAACCAAGAAGGAAATGAAAAAGCGCGGGCTTCGATCACCTGACGCGGCGGACGCCTTGGCGCTCACATTCGCCTTTAAGGTCGAAGAGTACACCCCATTGGGCGAACTCAAGATGCGCTCGCAGGCCAACGGTCGGCGAGGCTTTGACCCGTTCGATTGTCTGAGGAGACGGTAATGGTACAGATTCAGCACACAACCTTTGAGGAGCTTTTTCATGCGGAAGGCTTTTCTGAGTTGGTTAACGAGTACACGCAGGAGACAGCGAACAAGGCGATCGGGGACCCGATGGTTCAGTATGAGCGCTATCGCAAGCTCGAATACACAGGGAATCTCTTTTGCATAGCGGCTTACGACGAAGGAAAGGTTGTAGGGGTTGTCGGACTCTTGCTTGCGGAGTCTCAGCACTATCCGTTCCCGATCGTTGCGGTGGAGTCGTTCTACCTTCGCAAGGCCTGGCGCAAAGGCGTGACGGGTCTTCGGCTTTTAAAAGAAATCAAGAAGACAGCCTGGACGCTTGGCGCTCCCGGGTGCTCCTTCATGGCGCCTCCCGGCTCCTCGCTTGACAAGCTGTGCGAGCGCCTCGGGATGGTGCACACCCACAACGCTTTTTGGTGCAAGTGTGATGACGTCGATTGAACCCATGGGGCCGGCGACGCCTGCTGTGAACGAGTACTTCGAGACGCTCTGCGAGGAGGTCGCTAAGTACCCGACGCCCCCTCAAGTGCGAACCGAGCACCACCTGCACGCGGGCATGTACACGAGAACTTTATACGTACCCGCAGGATGCGTGGCTGTCGGGCTCAAGCTGAAGATTGAGACTCAGCTGATTTGTGCGGGCCATTTTCAGATCACCGACGGAACAACCACCCGCGAGTTCAAGGGGTATCACGTGCTCGAAGGACTCGCGGGGCGAAGGGCCGCCGCATACGCCATAACCGATTCGGCGTTCTCAATGTGTTTTCCCACAAAGGCGAAAACCGTTGATGAGGCGGAGGCTGAATTTACAGACGAGCCCGAAAGGCTTTTAACAAGGAAGGAGAAGAAATGTCAGGAGCAGCTATCGTTGGAGCTGTAACTGCGGCGGTGGCCGCGGGTGCTTCTATTTATTCCAGCAAAAAACAGAGTAAAGCGACAAAGCGGGCGGCTGACCAGCAGGCGAAGTCCAGCGCTCAGCAGTTGAACCAGCAACAGCAGGAGTTCAACCGAGCCAATCAGAACGAGGTGGACGTGAGCTCCATTCTTGACTCGGCTCAGGAAGGAGACTCGTCTGCGACAATGCTTACCGGCGCCGGCGGCATTGAGCGGGACAAGCTCAGCCTTGGCGGGGTTAGCTCCCTCTTAGGAGGCTGATGATGGAAACGAGTCTGCGCAAGCAATGCGCCCGCCGCTGGGAAGCTCTGAAAGAGGAGCGCTCAACCTGGATGCCGCATTGGCAGGAGATATCAGAGGTTCTCATTCCTCGAGCGGGGCGCTTCCTTGTCTCAGACAATAACAAGGGCGACAAGCGCCACAGAGCCATTCTCGACAACTCGGGCACCCGAGCGCTTCGCACGCTATCGGGCGGCATGATGGCGGGTATGACGAGTCCTGCTCGCCCGTGGTTTCGACTGACGACCAAGGACCCGAAGCTTGACGAGAGCTACGCCGTTAAGGAGTGGTCGAGCAAAGTCACAACGCTAATGCAGATGGTGTTCAATCAGTCGAACACCTACCGCGCATTACAGATGGCCTACGAGGAGCTCGGAGCTTTCGGCACCACAGCAGTTGTTCTGCTTGATGACTTTGAGTCCGTGATTCACTGCATGCCGCTGACGATCGGGGAGTTCGCGCTCGCAACAGACGCTCGTGGAAACGTCAACACACTGTACCGAGAGTTCCGACTGACAGTCTCTGCGCTTGTTGCAGAGTTCGGCTATGCGAACGTCTCGCCTGAAGTGCGCAAGCTGTACGACCGAGGTGACTACGACAAATGGGTTGACGTGGTTAACGCCATTGAGCCAAGAGACTATCGAGACCCTTCGCGCAGAGACGCAAAAAACATGCCGTACCGCTCGGTGTATTTCGAGAGCTCTAAAGCTGACAGGACCTACGGCGGTGTGCTTCGTGAGACAGGTTTCTATCAGTTCCCTGTTCTTGCGGCTCGCTGGAACGTCACAGGAGGCGACATCTACGGGACAGGCCCGGGCATGGAGGCGTTAGGAGACTTGCGTCAGCTTCAGCAGGAGCAATTTTACAAGTCCAAGGCAATCGCGTTGCAGGCCGACCCCGCAGTAGTTGCGAGCGCCGATATGCGCAACCAGGAAGCGAATCTGGTACCGGGCGGCGTCGTGTACGCGGACAACATCGCTCAGGTCCAAGCTATACGCTCTGCCTACGAGGTGAACCTACGACTTGACTACTTGGTTCAGGACATTCAGGACACCCGGCGCCGAATCGACGAGGCTTTCTACAAGGACATCTTTTTAATGATTACGGGGATGCCCGCTTCTCAGAGAGCGACCGCAACAGAGATTGCCGAGCGCCACGAGGAGAAGATGCTGATGCTGGGGCCTGTTCTTGAGCGCCTGAACGCTGAGCTGAACGATCGTCTGATCTCAATGACGTTTGACCGACTGCTTCGAGTAGGCCTTATCCCGCCCGTTCCGCAGGAGCTGGAAGGTGTTGACCTGAACGTTGAGTTTGTGTCGGTTCTTGCTCAGGCGCAAAAGGCCGTGACAACGAACTCGGTGGACCGATTCACTCAGAACCTAGGCGTGTTGGCGAACATGAAGCCCGAGATGCTGGACAAATTCGACGGCGACTATTGGGTTGACTATTACTCGGACGTTCTGGGTATCGACCCGAAACTGATTCTTCCAGGTGAACGAGTTGCGCTTATCCGTCAGCAGAGGGCAGAGGCTCAGGCGCAGGCGCAACAGCTCGCAAACGCCGAGCAGGCTTCGGCAATCATGAAGAACTTAGGAGGGGCGCAAGCAGGCCAACCACTGGATGACAGTCTGAGGTCTGCGGACTCGGGAGAAATCTACTCAGCGTTCAGCGGCTACTAAGTGTTGCATTGAGAGGAAACCGCTTAGGTAGAGTTTCTTCAGGAAATAAAAACGCCGCTGATTGGACCTCAGCGGCGGTGTCGAGAAAAGACTTTAGGAAATTCTCAACATATACCAGAGCGAGTGCTAAGCATTATGGAAAAACTACTGTTCAACGAGAAAGGACAAATGCGCATGTGGACGAGATGCGCACTTTGGATGGTGGTTGTTATCGAAGCTGCATTTGTTTGGAGTCTGAGTCGATGAGTACACGAGACGAGCGAATCAAAGCTCAAGCCGGAAGGGACGAGCTTTTCAAGGATGACTTCAGAAAGCTCATGAGCTCGCCCTCAGGCAGACGTATCGTCCACTGGCTTCTCGCAAACTCAGGTGTTCTGCGCACAACTTTCGTGGAGGTTAAGGAGCGTGAGCACTACATGGCGCTTGCGATGGCGCACGCTGAAGGGAAAAAGGACATGGGCTACAGGCTCATGGCAAAGATCAGCGAGATTTGTCCCGAAAACTACACACTGATGATGAAGGAGAACGAGCATGGCTGACGAGAGTCAGGAAGTTCAGAACCAAGAAACCGCGCAGACTGCGGCTCCAGATGCGGCTGAGCAGGCCGCGCAGGCAACAGAGAACCAGGCTCAGGCTGAGACTCAGGACGCGCCCTCTGGAAGCGAGCAGACAGCTGAGAGCCTGATGGGGGACACCCTGCTTGGAAGCGGAGATCAAGCCGCTCAAGAGGGCGAATCTCAGACGCAGGAGCAGGAGACAGCTCAGAGCGCTCCCGAGACCTACGAGGCTTTCAGAGATGTGAACGGTAACGAGTACACACCTGAGTCCGTACAGCAGTTTGCAGACGCCGCTAAGTCTGTAGGCCTTTCTCAGGAGAACGCCCAAAAGCTTTTTGAGGCGATGGTGCCGACAGCAAGAGCGCACATGATGAACGATTTACGGTCCAAGGCTGAACAATGGGCGTTGGATTGTGAAAAGGACCCCGAGATCGGCGGTGCGAATTTCGGGGCGAACAAGGCGGTTGCAATCTCGGGCTACCGAGAATTCGCGACCCCTGAGCTTCGCACCATCCTGAACGCTTCCGGGCTGGGCAACCACCCTGAAGTCGTTCGACACTTTTTCAGACTCGGGAAGACCTTGCAGCAGGACTCGGGCGTTCACGGAAACGCCTCGGCAAACCCGCCGAAGCGCCGTCGCTACCCGAACTCGAACATGGTCGTTGACGATTAATTTAAAGGAGAATGATGATGGCTGAAATTAAGCCGATGCCTCGCAATCCGAACCTCACCGATCTGCTTGACCGTCAGGATAAAAACGGCAATCTGATCGACATCAAAGAGGTTCTGGACCTCACAAATGAGATGATTCCTGACGCCACATGGGTGGAGTGCAACAATAAGTTTTCTCACAAGACGACAGTCCGTTCCGGTTTACCGACTGTTGCCTGGAGAATGCTGAACTACGGCGTTCAGCCGTCTAAGTCTCAGGTCAAGTCTGTGTTCGATACATGCGGCATGCTTGAAGCGTTCGCTGTGGTGGACAAGAAGCTTGCAGAGATGAACGGCATGAAGGAGTCGTGGCGCGCTAGCGAAGAGCACCCCTTCATTGAATCCATGAGCCGCGAGTTCCAGCGCACTTTGCTGTACGGCGACACCTCCAAGAACCCTGAACGATTCCTTGGCCTGGCTCCGCGTTACTCCACACTGAACACGAAGAAGGCGGCCAATGCCGTGAACGTGATTGATGCGGGCGGAACAGGTGACGATCTGACCTCTATCTGGCTGATCGGCTGGGGTCCTGACACTGCGCACTGCATCTATCCGGAAGGTTCCCCCGCGGGGCTTCAGAAGACAGACATCGGTGAGGAAGCCGCATACGACGAAGCGGGCGGCGAGTACCGCGTGCTTAAGACTCACTTCTCGTGGGACGTGGGTTTCACACTGCGCGACTGGCGTTACGTCGTCCGTATCGCAAATATCAGCAAGTCGATGCTTCTGTCTCAGCCGCCGATCAACAACGGCGACTCCGTAACAGTAGGCGGCCAGGAGGTACCGGGTCACAACCTCTACGAGCTTTTAGTTAAAGCCGTGGTCCAGGTTCCGTCCCTCTCTGGAGCTCGCTTCGCGTTCTACTGCAACCGCACGGTCGAGACATACCTCAGACTTCAGCGCACGAACATTCACAACGTTCAGCTTACGCAGGAAGAGGTCGGCGGCCGCACCGTTACCAAATTTGACGGTATCCCGTTCCGCAGAGTGGACGCCTTGGAGTTTGGCGAAGCCCGGGTCACAAATTGAGGAGAGAGAGAGCGATGATTATTGATTTTCTTGAACTGTTCACAGACAAGGACGGAGATGAGCTCACAGGCGATCAGGCCTCCAAGTTCGCGATCGATTTCGAGCAGGAGTCTCCGACAACAGGCTATGACGAAGGCAGACCGGTTGCGGTTGCGGCGCTTCTTGAAGCCGCCGGAGCTGATGTCACATTCAAACTCCAGGACTCCGACACACTGGACGGTCCTTTCACGGACTGTTCGGGAGCGGTGACTTTGGTTGACGGAGAGGCGGGTGCGCAAGTCGCTATCCCGCTTCCTCTGAGACACAAGCGTTACATGCAGGCGCACTTCAGCGGGGCGAGTGCAGGGAAGGTTAAGGCGTTTATCACCTCGGGCTTCCAGGACAACCCCGCCTTCGAGCAGGCGCCGGAGCTAGGACGCAACTCGTAATTTTTTCAGAGATACTCCTTGGGACCTTTGGGGCGCTTTTTGTGCGCCCCTCTTTTTAGGAAGCATTGAATGGCTGATGTCGTTTCCATCTGCAACTTGGCGCTGTCGTACTTAGGGGACGCCGCGAACGTCGTCTCAATTGATGCGCCTGAAAAAAGCACGCAGGCTGAACTCTGCCGACGGCTGTACCCCATGGCGGTGAGCGCGTTACTTGACGCGCACGACTGGAGTTTTGCCACAAAGCGCAAGGCGGTTCCCGAGCTTGTTGACGAAGAGGGCTTTGGCTGGAGGAAAGTATTTCAGCTGCCTGCTGACTCGCTAAGGGTTATCAGCGTGAAGGAGTACCGCTACCAAAGCGTGCTCCGGCACCCTTTTGCACAGGTCTTCCCTGACCACGACCCGACACAGGCGGAGTTCGAGGTGAAGGACGGAAAGATATATTCCAACGTTGAAAACGCCGTTGTGCAGTACGTTTCTTCGAACACGGACGTGAGCCGCTTCACGCCTGATTTCGTTGTAGCTTTGGCGTACTTTTTGGCCCACCAGCTTGTAGGCGCACGGGTGAAGGGCAAAGAAGGCCAGACGCTTGCTCAGGCGTTGTTCAAACAATTCCAAGTGTCTCTGTCGATCGCAAAAACCAAGGATGCGAGCCAAGAGCAGAAGCGCATCCACTTCGTCCCTTCATGGATAAAGGCGAGGTAGGTAATGGGCATTAAGAAGGTTCAGGTTGGTTTTTCGTCGGGCGAGTTTTCTCCCTCGATGTACGGAAGATTTGACGACCCGAAGTATGCGCAGGGATTAGCCCGATGCAGAAATTTCATTGTCCGACCGCAGGGCCCCGTGGAGCTTCGCCCGGGCACTCAGTTTGTGCGTGCTGCAAAGTTCGCAGATCGACCCTGCCGTCTGATTCCGTTCACGTTCACGGTCGATCAGACGATGGTTCTGGAGTTCGGTGACGGCTATATCCGATTTCACACCATCGGCCAAACTCTAATGGGCTCCAACGGTCAGCCCTATGAGGTTGCGACTCCGTACAAAGAAGCGGATTTGTTCGAGCTCCATTACGTCCAAAGCATGGATGTGATGACGATCGTTCACGCGAACTACCCGCCGAAGGAGCTGAGGCGCTACGGCGCGACGGATTGGCGGCTTACAGATGTTCAGTTCAGAGCCCCGCTAACTCCGCCCACGATCACGTCGGTGGTGTTCACCGTTGAGCCAAGCGACGGGGTGACGCTTACTGAGGGAGAGAAAACCCGGTACACCCTGAAGTACAAAGTGACCGCCGTTCAGGATACAGGAGACGGTATTCAGGAGAGCGAGGCAAGCGCGATCGGCTCCTGCAAAGGCAACCTGTACTTGAACAGTTCGGGTGTGACAATTACATGGTCTGCGGTGCCCGGCGCCAGTCGATATCGTGTCTACAAGAACAAGGGCGGACTCTACAGTTTCATCGGCGAGACGGAAGAGCTCTCGCTCAACGACGACAACCTGGATGCTGACAGCGGAATTACACCGCCCCGATACGACCAGGTTCTCGGCAACGGACGCAACCCTAGTGCTGTCGCATATTTCGAGCAGAGACGCTGTTTTGCAGGGACGCCGCAAAACCCGCAGACGGTGTGGATGACTCGAAGCGGCACGGAGTCTGATCTCAGCTACACCATCCCGAGCCAATCCGACAATCGCATCCGGTTCACAATCGCGGCCCAGGAGGCGTCTAAGATCATCCACTTGATTCCGCTTTCACAACTAGTAGCCCTTACGAACTCGACGGAGTATCGAATTTCTGCGGGAAGCGGTTCTGGCCTGGCTCCTGATTCGATCGACGCCAAGGTTCAGGCAAACATTGGCTCTTCCATGGTTCAGCCCGTGATCGTGAATTCGACCATGGTTTACGCGGCGGCTCGAGGCAACCACGTACGGGAGCTCGGTTACAACTGGCAGGCCTCGGGCTTCTCGACGGGCGACATCTCCATTCGTTCCGAACATTTCTTCGAGAACAACCCCGTCAAGGACATGGCGCTCTCGAAAGCGCCTGACTCAATCATTTGGTGCGCAATGTCTGACGGTTCCCTGATCGGCTGTACTTATCTGCCCGAGCAAAATATCTGCGGCTGGCACCGTCACGACTTCACGAACGGAGCGGTCGAGTCGGTGACGACGGTAGTAGAGGGCGAAGAGGACGTCGTTTATTTGAGCATGAGACGCACGATCAACGGGGCCGTTGTGCGTTACGTCGAGCGCGTGCACGAGCGCTTTTGCGCCCGGCTTGAGGACGCGTTCCACGTGGACTGCGGCGGTATTTATCAAGGTGCCGCAACCAAGACGATCTCAGGCCTTACCTGGCTTGAAGGACAGAAAGTATCGATCTTCGCAAATGGCTGTGTTCTTCCGCAGCAGACGGTGGTGAACGGCACAATCACGCTGAGCCAGCCCTCGACAAAAGTGTTCGTCGGCCTTCCGATCACAGCTGATTTCCAGACGCTTCCAGCCTCTGTTCAGCTTCAGGATGGCTCCTACGGCATTGGGCACTCTAAAAACATCAACGACGTGTATCTGCGGATTGTCAAATCCTCAGGGGTCTTCGTCGGTCCCGACTTCGACCACTTGGTGGAGGCTAAGCAGAGAACAAGAGAGCCTTACGGGTCTCCTCCCGACTGGATGGAAAAGGAAATTTCAATCATGCCGTACTGCGAATGGAACGACGCCGGACAGATTTGTGTGCGTCAGGTGGACCCGCTCCCCTTGACGATCGTTTCAATCGCGGTCGATTTAGCGCAATGAGGATAACATGGCACTTAGTTTTTCACTGAGGACGGGGCCGAAATTAGGCTTCAGTCACACAGGGTTCACAACGAGAACGGAACCCTTTGCTGAGGTGACGCAGAAATTTGGCATGCCAAGTCTGTTGGAGACAGCCCCGGTAGGGCCGTCAGGAAGCAGTTTCATTGGCGAAGCGTACGTGGTTCCGGAGTCTCCGAAGATCGATACGGCTCCGAAGGCCGATACGGCTTCGAAGAGCGGCTGGTCCGAGGGGCTGAGCAACGGAATGCAGGGCGCGAGCATCGGTCTGGCAATCGGTCAAATGATCGGTTCGGTCTACTCCGCATACTCGACAGGGAAAACTCTGAAGTACGTCAGCAAGAAGCAGGAAGAGATTGCCGAGAACAACAGACAGATGGCGCAGATGTCAGCCGAGTCGGCATACCGCCAGGGCGAGAGCCAGATGGCTCAGCTGACCTACAAGGCGGGACAAGTCAAAGCTCAGCAAAGAGTCGCTATGGGCGCCAACGGCGTGAAGATAGGTTCGGGCTCAACTGCTGAAGTTCTTGCCTCCACTGAGGTTATGAAGCGGCTCGATATGAATTCAGTCAAGCTGAATGCGATCAGCTCCGCCTGGGGCTATAAGGCTCAAGGGCTTCAGGCAAGCAACGCGGGTTCAATCGCCCGCATCATGGGTGACTACCGAGCGAGCGAAGGGATGTCGCAGGCGGCAGGCAGTTTGTTGGAAAAAGGCTCCGTTGTTGCCGATAGGTGGAGCCGCTACTTTGGAGGCTCCTAATGGCTAAGGAAATTTCAGATGTATCCGCGGGCGGCTACGCGCCGAGAAGAGGTTCGGTCAATGTTCCCAAATATGACGGATTCCACGTCAGAGAGAACCAATGGAGATACAACCCCGTATCGCTTAACATTCCGATCGCTGAGGAGTCAAAGTTTCATGGCCTGTTGGACAAAGCATCCGCTCGGTTCGATCACATGGTTGCAAAGGTGCAGGCTGAGCAGGATGACGCTCGAGTCACCGCGGCGATCACGGATTTAAGGCGTCACGCTACAGACCTTGAAGCAGGAGAGAACGGCTGGAGAAAGCTTTTGCAGGCGAACGCTCTGGAGCCTGACGATCAGGGAAGGGGGCTTGTTGAGCGAGTGGACGCGGACATGCGCTCCTACGGAGACAAGATTGGAGAGAAACTCACGGGTCGGCAAAGAGCCGCCTTTAACCGCCATGCGATGAACGTCTACCAGTCGGTCTACGGCGGCGTCTCAAGTCATGTCGCAAATCAGGGCATGGAGTATCAGAAGGGCGTATACACGTCCGCAATCGACTATGAGGTCGAGGCCGCCTCGGTCAACGGCTATAAGCCTGACCTTCTGGCCGATGGGGAAAGCCGCCTCACTGAGAACGTGGACAAGTTGGCATCTCTTCTTGGTATCCCGCAGGACCAGAGGGAAAACTTTAGGCGCAAATACACGTCGAATCTGTACGCCAATGCGATCGACGGTGTGATGTCCAATGCGGGGCCAAACCCGTCAGTCGGTTTCCAGGCGCTCGGTCTTTTGCGAAAGCATTCGCACAAGATGCTCGGCTCGGACGTGAACCGTCTGAGAAGAACCATTGATGTTGCGGTGAAAGAAGCTCAGGCGCAGAACACAGTTGATCGGTACTCGGCTCAGAACAGCGGGTTCCTTGTGATGCAGAACGGAGAGAAGGTGCGCCAGATTCTCGCTGAGCAAGGCGTCAGTCTTCCTGCAAGCGGCGCTGATGCTGAAGCCGTGGAGGACTTCACGGTCGGGGTCCTGAACGGACTAGGGAAACTTCAGACGGACACGAGCGAAGTTACGCACGACGGCAAGAACTTCTCTGCCCGGTCTCGGTACGGTGCGTCTAACGTCTCGCTTGAGAACGCGTACGCACTGGATAAAAACGTCGATTCAAAGCGCCTATTGGACGATAAGACATACAACATCGAGATGGGTGTGAAGGTGTATACGGACCACCTGCGGCAATTTGCGGGCGACAAGCAGGCGGCATTTGCGGCGTATTACTCTAGCCCTCGAGAAGTTAAAGCCGCTCAGAAGGAAGCAGAAGAGGACACCGAAGGCGCAAGCTGGTTTGACCGTCTGCCGAAGAACGTGCAGGAGAAGGTTGCAAAGAGCATGCAGGCTCTGGAGAACTACTCCGCACTCGGGGTTAAGAGTGCCGACGGTAAAAGCGTGAACTCGTTTACGCCTGCCGCTTTTGCCGCTCAGCGCACATGGGAGACTCCGAAGCAGATCGAGCAGTGGCTTTTGGCAAACGACCCGAGGGCACGTACGGACCCAAGCTACCGTAACAGCGTTCTTGGCAGACTTATTACCAAGCAAAGCAGGGAGAAAGCTGAGTATGTTCAACGGCAGGAAAATCTTCTTGCCACTATCTCGGATGCGCTTTACGCGAGCGGCGGTGACCCGTCAGCGGTGCCTCCTCAGCTTTGGGCGCAGTTGACGCGCAAACAACAACTGGATGCGATGTCGATTTCTGAGAAGCTTAGAAAGGGGGAAGATACAACAAACCCAGCGGTTGCGGCCCTTTACGCCGACGACAACCAACTGCGGGCCGTCTCGCTGGATGGGCTGAAAATGCTTCAGCCGAACTACTCACAAAAGGATTTCGAAGTACTCAAGGCTCGCTGGTTCAAGGTCCAGGCCGAAGGCAGAAGCGCTCAGGAGAAGCAGGAGCTTGCGCGCCGCGCAGGCATCCAGGGGCGGGTCCTGCCCGAGTTTGTACCGGCTTCTGCCAAGGTCAAACAGGCCATGCTTGCGGTTCCTGCCCTGGCAAAGCTCAAGGATAAAGACAAGGACGGCACCTCTTTTAACAATGCGGTTCAAACGTTTATGAGCGCAATCGCAATTGAGGGGCAGATTTCAGGCGCGGCCATCACTGACGAGTCGAGCGTAATGCAGGCGGTTGGTCGGATGACGAACGGCTTAGGGGGCGCGGACCCGGGGAAACTCGTGACGCTCTTCGGTACGAAAGCGAGCCAGCTTCCTGATGATGGGCTCACCGACGTGAGAGGCATCAGCAAAACAATCGCTAAGGACAGGTACGGTCACGAGCCTTCAGACCTAGAAATTATGAACGTCGCTCGCGAGATCGTGATGAACCGCTCTCCGAACGTGGACGTGAGCAAAATCGTTTTTGATGAGGCGTTCGCTCAGAAGGTGCGCAAGGACTTCAGAGAGATCAAGGGGAGAGACCCCGTGGGCGCCGAGTTTCTCAGAGCCTATTTCTTGGCTCGTTGTTCGAGCGAAACAGCAGACAGGCAGGAGGGGTTCTCCGTAATTCGAGACGAGGGATATTAATATGGGACTCAAAGAACAGCTTCAATGGGAAGACAAGGTTAAGGCCGAGCAGGGCCTGCTGTCGTCCTACTTTATCCAGAAGACACCTGAACAGTCGGCTATGCTTCTGAACAAGGCGAAGGAGCTTCGCATGACGCCGGAGCAGGCCGCGCTCGTCACACCTGAAGAGGACGCCGAGCGCCTCACGAGCAAGGCGAACATAGCGGGCATTCAGGCCATGGCGCCTGTGCTGGTTGAAAAGATGAGAGAGCCGAACTTTGCGAACGTCGTCCGTGAAGACCTCGGCAATATGAGTCTCATGGAGTCCGCGATCTGGAAGCTCTCCACAGCCGCAGGTATTAAACCGAAAGGGGTAGGGCGATCTGCCGCCAACTCCTGGACGAGAGCGATTCAGGGCCTATTTAGAAACGAGACAGAGGCGATTGATCTGAAAGAGCGGATTTACGAGATCAAAGCCAAGCAGGCGCTCATTGCCAACGGGGCAAGCCCTGATGAAGTCTTTGCAGGCAAAAACGAAGAGGAGACGATTCTTAACGCCGCGCGCTTTAAAAATGAGCTCGACTCCCTTCCCGAACTGGAAAAGCAGTATGAGACAGCGCTTGAGAAAAAGCGTTACCAAGAGTGGAGCAAAGCTCAGTATCCGGTTTCAGACGCGACGCAGAAATTCTTCGCAAACAAAGACGATTGGAAGAAAGCGGCGGACGCTTTTTTCGAGGACCCCTTGCAGATCGCGGCGGATATTCTCCCTGAATCAGCCGTGCAGTATGCGCCAGCTCTTGTGGGCGCGGCTATCGCCACAGCAGCCGGCGCCCCCGTTGCCGCTTCAGCCGCCTTGGCGGGCCTCTACTCGGCCGCTCTGGATTGCAAATCTCAGGTTGACGAGGGTGTCAAAGAAGCGGGCGTGAACTACATGGACCCAAAGAAGGACGATCAGGTGCTGACCTCTGACGTTATCGACGAGGCAAGACGCAAGGCAGGTGCGCATGCGCTCTCCGTCGGTGCGTTCGATGCTCTGTCCTTGGGTGTCGCCTCCAAGGTTCTTCTTCCGAAGGCGCTTGTTGCCCGCTGGGCTGAGGCGCCCGCAAAGCGGCACTTTGCAAATATGGCCGTTCAGGTTCCTCTTGGCGGAGCGCTTGGAGGTGCGGGCGAAGCGGGCGGCCAGCTTCTCGCTGAGGGGAAGATCACCTCGTGGGCGGACATATATGCCGAGATCGCAGGCGAAGGCTTCATGGCCCCGATCGAGGTGGCGTCCACGTCACTTGAAGCCCGGTCAGAAACTCTGCAAAACAAGGCGCGCGCAGAGCTCAAGACTCAGGCCGCTCAGAAACTGAATGAAGCGCTAAAGGCGTCGTCAGCTGTGAAGATCGACCCGTCAACGGTTGAGTCACACATGGAGGAGGTTGCGCAAAGATCAGGTTTGACTTCAGTCTCTATCGACGGTACCGCCTTACAGGAGGGCGTGTTTGTGGAAGAATCCACGGCGCTGTCGCCTGAAGTTCGAGAGCGGGTCAGACGCGCAAAACAAACAGGTGCGTCAGTTGATCTGCCTCTGCCGCAGGCCTTAGCTTTGATGAACGAGAATCCCGAGGTTGCGGGCTACCTATCCTTCAACGGAGAGCCGTCGGTCAATGAGGCGGCTATTCAGGATGAAGAGGTTAAAGCGGCTGCGGCCAGACAGCTTGCGGCCGCACGTTCCGCAACGGCTGAGCTTTTCAACGCTGAGGTTGCCGATGTTGGAAGACTTGTCGGCGAGCAGGTTCTCAAGGCGACAGGAAGCGAGGAGGAGACACAGGCGCTTCAAGCGATTGTCCAGTCCTTCGTCGCCGCAAACGCCCTTGACCTTGATATGTCTCCGAAGCAGTTCTGGCAGGAGTACGGAGCAAGCATTCTCGGAGAGCCCGACGTCAAGCGAGACGCGAAAGGTAATCTCGTTGAGGTAGAAGGAAAGAATCCGAGCCTGTGGAAGGCTGATGCGTTTAGCCAGTCGTGGGGTAGGCTTGAGAGATTCAAGACTTCCATCATTGATATTAAGGATAAGTTTGTAGGCAACTATAAGGACCTAGCCAAGCATCTGAAGAGTTTATCCGGGAAGGAGCTGAAATTGGGGGGTTCCGGTACCGCTACTTTGAATGGTAGGGGAATCAGGGAGATTGTCAGCCGTCCGGACCCGACCCGTGTAGTTGACGAAAACGTGTTTAAAACTGCGGTATCTAATCTTGAGCAGCTTCTTGCTAATTCGTTTTACGGCTGGTCAGCTCCCGACAGAAAGAACCGTCCTGCAATCGACCACGTGGAGAAACACTTTTCCGGCTTTATCCACAGAGGCAAACCGTACGCTGCAAGAATTACGGTTCGTGTTATTTCCGAACCTAAGGTAGGAAAGAAAGTCTACGAGGTAGATGCTATCGAGATTGAAAGTCTCGATAGTGGTTTAAATTGGGTAAACCAAGCGTACGCGAAAGACAAGGCCTTGACGAAAAACTCCTCTGTAACCGAAGCTACAGAGGAGGGCACACGTAGGCGGGCGAACCCCCTACACGATGCCCAAAGTATAACCCCGATGTCCCCAGATGTTCAAGAGCTTATCGAAGCGCTGTCTCATTTGCGCAACGGTTCTTTCTCCCAAGCTTCTAGGGGCGACTTCTATCCCGAGCTGAAACTTATCGCTCGTTGGAAGAGTGCGGACCGCTCGACGCTTCTGCACGAGACTGGGCACATGTTCCTTGAAGCAAGGATGCAGGCGTATGCAGATATGCTCAAAAGGGGCGGCCCAAAGACGGAAGGTGAGAAGCACTTTGCGGAAAACATGCAGAAGGTGCTCAAGTTTGTCGGCGTGAAAAGCCCCGGGCAGTGGCAGTCCATGTCAACGGACCAGAAGAGAAAGGGGCACGAGAAGTTTGCCCGCTCCTTTGAGGCTTGGCTTATGCTCGGCAAAGCTCCAAGCGAAAACCTTCAGGGCGTGTTCGCTCAGTTTGCCGCTTGGCTGAAAAAGCTTTACATGTGTCTCTCGGGAATTCCTGGCGCTCAGTTCGACGAGTCAGTTCAGGACATGTTCTCCAACATGTTCTTAGCCGAAGCTCAGATTCGAGAAGCCACTATCCGCCAGAACGCGGAGGCACTTTTTGCTACCGCTGAGGAAGCGGGTATGACGCCTGAAGAGTTTGAGAGCTACCACCAGAGTGTTAACGACATGATCGCAGAAGCAGAGGCTGAGCAGACTGAGCGCAACACACGGCTTTCTGAGAGAGTGAACGCTATGCGCCGCAAAGCGCTCAGAGAACTCCAAGGCGAGGTGAAGGGAGAACTCAAGCGCATCAGGGACGAAGAGCAGAAAGCATTTGAAGCAACCGACACCTATAAAGCTTGGGACAAAATCCACAACGGCGCAGCGGTTGGCGGCAAGAAAGTTTTCTTCAAGCTCTCGATGGGAGAGCTTCTCGCTCTTGGTTTTAGCAAGCGGCAGGTTGAAGAGCTTCACAAGGCTGGGCTTGCGGTGAAGCAGCCGAGAAAGGGCGGGCTTCCGATTGATGACCTTGCGGCAGGCCTGAACTATCCTGACGCAAAAACCATGGTTGAAGACTTGCTCAACAATCTCAAGCCGAAAGACATCATCAACCAAAGAGCGGCTGATCGCTTCGTTCGTGAGAACCCTGAGCTTGCGACGCCTCAGCAGGTTCAGGACGCGGCAGGGGCTGCCATGTTCAATGACGCCAAGATCAAGGTGCTGACCGCTGAACTGAAAGCCTTCCTGCGCATGGCAAGAAAGCAGAACGTCGCAATCAACAACGAACAAATGGCGGCCCTTGCTGAAGAGGCTGTCTCCAAAATGAAGTACTCGGATATCAAACCGTCTAAGTACATCACCGAGGCTAATCGAGCAAAGAGAGAGGCCCGTCAGCTGTGGGCGAAAGGGGACATCGAGGGAGCAATCCGAGCTAAGCGCAAGGAGCTTGGGTTCGCACTTATGGCAAAGGCGGCAAAACAGGCGCTGACTTACCGCTCAAAGACTCGGCGATCTTTCGATAAGTTCAAAGCGAAAGTCAAAAAGAGCGTGGACCAGAGACACTGGGAGCTCATCCAGAGAGCGCTTGCCAACATGGGGCTTTTCACGGAAAAACAGCTGTCGCTTAATCCCGAGAGCCAAAGCTTTGAACGAGCCCTTCACAAGCTGGAAGCGGAAACAGGAGCAAACCTCGACCAGTTCCAAGTCGTAACCGATGCGATTACTCGAGCGGATACCTCGTTTCTGGAAACACCCGAAGGCTTTACTCAGTTCAAGGAGTTCACGGCCGCGCTTGAAAAACTCGGGCGAGACGAGAAGCACTTCACGCTTGAAGATAAAAAGATCGAACTCGATGAGATTGAGAAGGACGGAGCCGAGAGTATCCGGGTGGTCGCAGACCAGCACGGCCGAGGAGCGAAGCGTCTTCGTGAGCAGAGCGGAAAGTCGGAGCGCTTCAAGAATTGGCTTATTAAGTTCGGCTTATCTCAGGCCCGAGCATCCGCGCTCATAGCCGTGTTGGACGGAGCTTACGACGGAATACTTACCAAGCTAATCATTCACCCGTACGGACACTGCGCCAATAAGCAGGCTGAACTCCAGGCAAAATTCTCAAAAGAAGTTGACCGAGCGCTCTCGCCAATCCTCAAAGACCTGAGAAGCAGACGTCGTGTTGCAAGCAAAATATTCAACGGAGCCGAGTTTACTGTTGAAGAGGCCTTCACAATCCTTCTTAACTACGGCAACGAGGGGAACCGCCAGCGGATAGCCGAGACACTGGCCGTTGATTTTGGTATCCACATTCTTGAGGACCACGACCCTAAGGACCCCGCCGCTGTCGCTCAGGCGTGGGCAAAAGCGGATGCAGTGATGGATGCGTTTTTCCAAGAGATGCTCCCTGATGAGCGTTTCTATAAAGCGGCAGAAGCTGTGTGGGACACATTTGAGAAAAGCCGGCAGGAGGTGGATAGGGTCATCAAACGGATGAACGGCCGCACTCCTCTTTGGGTTCAGCCGATGCCTGTTCAGATTGGAAACAGAACCCTTAAGGGCGGTTACTATCCAATTGTTTATGACCGCAAGGCCTCGTTGTCAGGCGCCCGTTTGGCAAGCGTGGACGGGGTCAACAGCATGCAGTCCATCTTCTCTAACCAAGGCGTGGCGGACGGACACTTGAAGGGTCGCTTGACGAAGTACAAGAAGCCGGTCGTTCTCACAACCCGAGCACTGTTTGAGGGGTTGAACGAGCAGACGTACTACTGCGCCTATGCTGAGTTCATGAATGACATGCGAAAACTTCTCAACCCTGACAGCCCGATCGCAAAAGCGATTCACGAGCGCTACGGCTCCGAGTACTACCAAGCAATCATCGATTGGCTCAAAGATGTTCGAGAGAACGGACGAGGGAAGACGACGAGTTCTGACGGTGTGGCAACACTCCTACGCCACGGGGTGTCAATTGCGGGTATCGGGTTCAACTTCGGCGTGGCCGCTATTCAGGTTGTTGGCCTTACGCAGTCGGCGGCTCTTCTTGGCCCACGCTGGCTGAGCCGCGGCATGGCTGAAGCGATGAAACACGGAACGAACGCCAACGCCTGGGTGTGTGGAAAATCCGCCATGATGCGTGATCGCACACGCACTCAGTTCCGAGAGGTAAGCGAGATCAGCTCCCGAATCAACGGGGCTTCCACAATTATGGCTAAGTTGCAGGAGGCGGCCTACGCCCCGCTCACGATGGTTCAGCAGCTGGTTGACATTCCCACATGGTTCGGCGCGTACGAGAAAGCACTTCACGAGGGGCACTCTGACGCTGAAGCTGTGGACCTCGCCGACTGGGCGGTGATGAACTCTCAGGGCTCGGGAAGGCCTGGAGACCTATCAGCGGTCGAGCGCGGCAACCCGTGGCAGAAACTATTCACCGTTTTCTATACGTTCTTCAACACAGCCCTGAACCTTGCGGTTGTGTCGGGCAAGACGCAGAGCACGATGAAAGCGGCCGCTCAGATTCTTACGATTTGCATCCTCCAGCCCGTGCTTGAGTACGGCATTCGGGAAGCGGCGGCGTCTTTGCTCGGGCAGGAGGACGACGATGACGAGGACGAATTCTGGGTGAAGCACCTGAAAGGCGCGGCCATTGCCTCCTTGCAGTTCGATGCGGGAATGGTGTGGGGTGTGCGTGAGTTCGCTTCGGCAATGAGCGATTACGGATACCGCGGCCCGACTGCGATGAGAAAGGTCACGGACTCAGTCAAGGCGCTCAAAGACGCTCGTATTCTCTTTGAAGATAAGGAGTTCACGGAAAGAGCGCTGCGGGATTTCATCTCCGCTCTAGGCTCTTGGACAGGTATTCCTGTTTCGCCAATCAACCAGGCGATCAAAGGCTACAACCTGATTGAGGAAGGGGAGTCGGACTCGTACTTCTCTCTGATTACTGGTAAGTGACGATCGTTGCATTGAGAGGCGTGCTGTCTGCAAGAATCCTTCAAACAAACAAGGATTCTTGCAATGGCCGTACAGAACATTCCCCGCAAAGTAGGTCCGACTACGGGAAACGGGATTCTCAAGGAATTCCCTTTCTCGTTTAAGACCGTCCGAGCTTCCGACGTGGTAGTCAAAACATCAGCCGGTACCGGCGTTACGGATGAAGAGGTAACTCTGCGTTACGGTTCGGACTACACCGTCACCATGAACAGCAACCAGGACGAAAGACCAGGTGGCTCGGTAGTGCTCGTGAATGCGCCCGCTAAAGGCGTAAGGGTTGTGGTCACTTCGGACACAGCAATTGACCAACAGCTGGTGTTAACCAACCATGACGGTTTCCTTCCTGAGTCGCTGAATGACGCCTATGATAAGCTCACCATTATCTGCCAGGAGCTCAAAGAGATTCTTGGCCGCTGTCTGATCGTTCCTGTCACCAGCGAGAAAACACCACAGGAGGTTATGTCTGATCTTCTGGATGTTGCGAAGAAAGCGGCAGAGTACGCTCAGAGAGCCGAGGTTATCTACAACTCGGTGGCCGCGACGGAGCGCTACGTCTCCACCACGTGGCAGGAAATCCAGGAAGCGAAAGCAACGATCGACGTCCACGCCGCGGCCATTCAGGCGGCAGTGGAGAGAGCAGAGGTTGTGCTCGCGAGAGTCGAGTTGATCGGCAAAGAGGTGGACGTTCTGGCGCCTCACGTTGACGACCTTCAGACGAACGCGTTCCACATCGATGAAATCCACAGAGTGGGCTCCGATCTCAGGGGGTTCGAGACAGATACGCTTGACCTAGGCTCGATCACGGATACAAACATCGACGGAGAGACCCGCGTTACTGAAGGGTATATCAAGAAGGTTGCTGACCACATTGATGACTGCATTCACCCCGTGGGCAACAACATCGAGAAGGTTGAGAGCCTCCATAGCAACATGGAGGACATCCGAACTGTTGCCTCAGACTTGCAGGGGTTGTCGTCTCCTACGCTTGACCTTGGTCTCATTACAGACGAGCCAGAGGATATACCGACTATTGAGGGCGGATACCTCAAAACTCTCGCAAGTATCTCGGATGATATAGCCGCATTAGGTCCGAAAGCAGATGACATCACTACGCTTAAAGACAACCTCCCGACTCTGGAGACAACCAACCGAAACCTAACGGTTATCAGTTCCGTTGCTGAGAGCATTACTGATGTGAATGCTGTCAGCGAGAACTTGCCGAAAATCGATACGGTATCCCAAGCACTGGGCGATATTGAGCCGGTTTCAGACAGCATTAGCTATGTGACGGCGGTGTCGGAGAACTTGGAAAAGATCAAGGCTGTGCAGGAGAAACTCTCTGCCGTTGATGCAGTGTCTGACAATTTGGCGATTGTTGAGAGTGCCGCAGGAGTTGCTGAGGAACTGGATTCCATTCGACAGGATGTCTTAGAAGCTAACGCTACGGCTGGCTTCTCTTTCCGTTACTTAGCGACAGCTGAGGGCTCGCAGACGGTTGAGATTAGTTCCATCACCCCCGCAGTCAACACCAAGGTCGGCGACCATGTTGTCAACTCGATCGGAGAATTTTTCTCCGTTGTAGGGGCAGACCATACCTCAGGAACGGCTACTTTGTCGCCAAGGCTCGGTAGTTTTAAAGGCGAGAAGGGAGACAAGGGCGACGGCCTTCAGGTGGCCGGAACCTATCCCGACTATGAGTCGCTTTCCAAAGTTGAGGGGGAAGAAGGAAAAGTCTATTTAGCAGGACTTGACCTCTATGTTTGGACGACGGAAGAGGTTACGGATGAAGATGGAGTAACTACTACCATTGGGTCTTGGGTTAACGCGGGAGAGCTTGTTGGTCCGAAAGGGGAGACGGGTGCTACCGGAGCGCAAGGTCTTAAAGGCGAGAAGGGGGACAAGGGCGATACCGGGGCGACACCCATTATCGATATTGAATCAACAACCCTTCCGGCCGGTAGTGTAGCGACCGTTACGAAGTCGGGTACCGACGAAGCTCCGCTTTTTACCTTTGGAATCCCGACGGGTGCTACTGGAGCAACGGGCGAAAAAGGGGAGACGGGTGCTACTGGAGCAACGGGTGCCACCCCTGTAATTACGATTTCAGTTGAGATGCTCGACGCAAGTGCGTCTCCCTCGGTGGTTAAGAGTGGCACTGCCGAGGCCCCGAGCTTTGTGTTGAAAATACCGAGAGGACAAACAGGGGCTACGGGTGCCGCAGGGCAAATCCCTGAATTGGTTGATCTAGGAGGTCTTAGCTGATGCCATTGAAAATCATTCAATTCCGAGGCGGAACTTCTGCCGAACATACGTCGTTCACAGGTCACGACCGAGAGGTGACCGTGGACACGACAGAGAAACGAGTGCGGGTGCATGACGGCTCGACCGCAGGTGGTCACAGAATCGCCAAAGAATCAGAGATTCCCACAGCGACAAAGCAATTGATAAACGATGTTTACCGCTCAAGCTCAAATCTGACAAAGCTATCCCAGCTGACGGCAGACGTTGCGTATTGGAAGAAATCGGAGTTGGTGAATGTTTCACAGCTTACCAACGATAAAAAGTACATCGCGGGGCATTGTTCGCATTGCACATATTGCGCCTACTGCACGCACTGCTCTTAGGAGAATAAATGTCAAAGGTCATTCAATGGAAGCACGGGACGACAGCACAGCACGCGTCGTTCAAGGGTCGAGCAAAGGAGATCACGATTGACGATGATCTCCACACAATCCGAGTTCACGACGGCTCAACAGCAGGAGGAACAGTCCTCGCAAAACTTGGTGAGCTTCCGACAAAACTCTCTCAGCTTACGGACGACGTGGGGGTGTGGCGCTCATCTGAGCTCACTAAACTCTCTCAGCTGACAAACGATAAGGGCTTCCGGACAAAGACGAGCCTCACGAAGATCAGTCAGTTAACAAACGATCGAAACTATCTGACAGGGCATTGCTCGTACTGCTCATATTGCACGTACTGTTCGCAGTGCTCGAATTGTCATAACTGTACGACCGTGAACTGCACGACGGTGGACTGTACAACGGTGAACTGTACAACGGTTAAGTGCGCGTACTACGACTACTGCTCCGCATGCCAATGTGGCGATGATAACTAACAGGGTTTCCACATGGTGAAAACAATTCTTTTGCGCGGCGGAACGACCGCTCAACACGCAAGCTTTAAAGGTTACAACCGTGAGATCACGGTAGACACAACGAAGAAAACCCTAGTTGTACATGATGGCTCGACCGCGGGAGGTACCCCGCTAGCGAAAAAGTCTGAGATACCGACCAAGTTGTCTCAGCTCACAGAGAACGCGGGCCTTTGGAAAAAGACCTCGTTAACTAAAGTCAGTCAATTGACGGATGACGTGGGTTATTGGACAGGACTCAGCAAGGTCAGCCAGCTAGCCAACAATTTGAATTGGAAAACGGCTCACTGCTCTTATTGCTCTTACTGCACGTACTGTTCTCAATGCTCCCGATGCAGCAATGTGCACTGTTATCAAGTCCAGTGCAACCAAGTTCACTGTGGGCAGGTCAAGTGTGCGGGTGACTGCAACAGATGCATGCGTTGCAACGGTGACTGTATGGATACGGGGTATTACAACTGTATGAGCAACTGTAGTTCTGCGGACTGTGGCGACGACAGTTCATAACAAACGCTTGTTGATTGTTCGATTGTTTAACTTTTTTAGGGAAATACAAATGCCTCATTTTAGACATGTCATTGCAAAGGAGCTGCCGATCGACCACTTCTCTCTTGCCGTGGACGAAACCCGAGCCGCTTTTCGATTGCTGGCCCCGACAGACGGTTTTGACATTGCACCGGACGCCGAATATGTTCCGATCGAGAAACTGTCAACGACAGAGGAGCTGGGTAGTCGCTATTGCAAGATGAAGCACAGCGAGCTGTATCAGATCAACGGCCAAGATTATGTCATTCTTGCAGAAATAATCATCGATAAAACTAAACCGGAGTTCCAGCGCGTGTGGGTACCAGGGGCACACTTTGTTACTTGGTTTGACGGCCGTGTGTTCCGTTGCGACCTAAAAGGCGGTCTTACATACTTTGATTTTCGAAACACTGCGGAGTACTGCCGGTACATGGGCGGTATGTGGTTGTTTGACTTATGGGTTCGAAACCCGGCAGCGCCAGTGACGGAGTGCGCCCGATCGATAACAACCACGGCTGACGCCACAATAATTACCAACGTTGATGACCTAGGCGACGTTTGGACGGCTGACGACGTGATGACAGGCACTACATCTAAGTGGCTGAATTTGGCTTACGAGCTTACCCCGTCTTCTGAAACCGTTGCACCAGACGGGTGGGTCGATTTCACGCTGACACTAAAGGATGGGAAAACTCACGAAGTCGCATCCGACATCACGTGGGACGGCTACATTGTAGAACCCGTGGATGGCTACGCACCGCACAAACGCCTTGCTGTCACTAATGGCGTCGGCCGCTTTAGAGCACAGGCCCTAGGCTTACAGGACGGCGAGTCAATGCGGATGAAAATCAATCACCGTTTCTTCACGTCTAGGGCTGAGGCGGTGGTTCGGGTGAGCGCCGATGGTTAAACACGTCAACCTCCTGATTGGGAGCGCCTGCAACATGAAATGCGGGTACTGCCTACAGACGAACGAGCAGTCCCCTGCCGACCACAAGGCCGACCCTGTAGCATTTGCGCATAGGCTTGTGAAGTATTTGGAGGGTTGCCGTGTTGAGCGCATCGCATATTGGGGCGGCGAGCCCATGCTGTACTGGGAGCGAATCAAAGCTCTGCACAGCACCCTGAGGGGCCTCGGTATCACGCCTCAGCAGTCCACGATTACAACAAACGGGCGAGCGCTGACGGATGGTTACGTCGAGTATGCCAATGCCAATCCTGACATTTTTACGGTGGTTTCCTGGCATGACGGGAAATTCACGGGCGAGCAGCTCGACTTGATTTTCCGGCTTAATCAGTTCTCAATCTCGATGTTGGTCCACCACTATCAGACGGACATGTGGGCGGCGCGGGACCTCTACTATGCACTGGGCGAGCGCTACGGGCGATATCCCAATACAGCTGTACATTTTTTACGGGCCAACGACGGATGCGCTAAGGACTACTACATGACGCAGGAAGACGTGGATGTCTTCTGCTCGCACCTCGAAACGGTGATCGAGATGGCGCGCCTTGGCGACCAGTGGGCGCTTTGGCAGTGCTCTCAGCTTCTCTACCACCGCAACACAGTTAGGTCTCGGGTCGGTCCGATGTGCGTGAGAGACGAGCTTCTGAGTGTTGATCTGCACGGGAACACTTACGCCTGCCATCACAATTACGACGCATCCAACATTACCGGAAACATCTTCAAAAAGATTATCCCGATCAAAGCCGTTGCTCAGCTTTCACCGAGATGGTTCTTCGACAGCGACGAGTGCCGGCAGTGCGAGGCGCTTGAGGAGTGTCGAGGGGGTTGCTACACGTCCAACACTCATGAGATCGATTGCTACTTTGCCCGCAAACGGTACCGTCTTTACCAAACCATGGAGAAACTATTCAAATGAAACTTGCGCTTAACTGTAGAACCCACGACGGTAAAAATGAAACGTGGGTCTACGACAACGTAACAAATGAAATTTTTGACGGGCAGGGTAATCCTGTTGATCTTACCAAAGATGAACGACTCCGGGCCTATGCCATGCTCAGGGAGCAGAAAGGACAGGCGGGTTTCTCAAACTCAAAGTCTAAGGACCTCTGGGACCTGCGCATTCAGCTCGGTCTCAAGTGCAACATGAGCTGTAAGTACTGCGCCCAAAGCGACAGAGAAAATGAACGCTGGGTGTCGTCCCCTAAAGATGTTCCTGCATTCATCGAACGGCTGAAAGCCTCCGGCATTAAGGTTCACGGCGTCATTGAACTTTGGGGCGGCGAACCCTTCGTCTATTGGAAGACACTTCAAAAGCTCGTACCCGCATTGCGTGAGCTGTACCCAAAGGTGCGCTTTGCCATCATCACCAACGGCACCTTGATTGATGAGGAGAAGCTATCGTTCTGCGAGACCTACGGTATCAGTCTCACCTTCTCCCATGACGGTCCGGGCTACCACCTGAGAGGAGCTGACCCGCTGGATGACCCGGCGATGGTAGACATGTGGCGCTTGGCGTTTTCCAAACTGCACTGTTCAATCAACTGCGTGCTGTCGCCTGCGAATACTGACGTGGACGCCATCGCCGACTTCTTCAAGGCTAAGCTAGGAAACATTCATCTGAACTTTGAAGGCATCATGACGCACGTGGGCGTTCAAGACTCCGAGCTGATGTTCACGGCAGAACAGATGCTCACGCTTCAGAAGAACATTTTTAAAGCTTTGACCCGGGAGGGCTGGGATAAGTTCCCCGCGCTTACAGGTGAGTGCGACCGCCTACTGAAATTGCTTGTGAAAAGAACGAAGCTCAGCCCTAATGCGGTCAAGTGCATGATGAACCGAGAGGACAACGCGGCGATAAACCTCAAAGGCGACTTCCTTTCCTGTCACGATCACTGCACAGAAGAAGGCTACGTGGGGACAATTCTGTCCCCAGAGAAGGTTGATCTCTCCAAACACTTCAAGCCGTGGAGTGAAAGAGATAAGTGCAAGAAATGCTTGGTACTGCCAATGTGCCGCGGAGCCTGTCCCCAGATCGAGGGACTCGCCAGAACGCTCACGTGCAAGAACGAATTTAGCTACCACTTCGCTGTGTTTCAGGCGGTCTTCTGGCTTCTCTTCGGCCTGAGTCTTGAGAGTTTCGTCCCTCTGGAGGACCCGCATGATTAAGCACACTGATCTAATTAATACCCTAATCGCATGCGTGGGAGGTCTCGGTCTGATCGCCGGACTCCTGCGCTACGTGGACGACTGGAGAGAAAAACGAAAAGAGAGACCGATAGAGTTCTCCGTTCTTGAAGCGCTGTGGGAGGCCCTCTCAGGGGGCGTCACAGCGGTGGGCGTCTTCTGGATTCTTCAGGGGTACGGCGTCAACGAGCTGGCCGCCGTGGGGTTGGCCTTCATGGCCGCTTACTTAGGCGTGCGCATTATCGCCTTTTATTTTAAAAAGTTTCTCGACAAACGACTGGGAGAAAAGACATGAGCGTCTTCTTAAACGAATGGGCAATCCGCCTGTGCCGATCAGCGGCTATAGCGATTGCAGTGTGTTTTGGCTTTCTGCTTGGTTATTACTACTGCGAGAGGTCTGTCATCTTTGACGATATCAAGCGCGGGATCTGGTCAAACGAGAAGGCCATCCAGCACAACACTGAACTGATTCACGAGCTTTATAAGAAGCACGGGGCAGAAACCCGTTAAATGTAGTTAAAGCTCGGAAGGTGGCGGCCTCTCCGAGCTTTGGTCGATAGACATTCGAGGTGTCTTGATGGAAACGATTATAACCTTATTTTCTGCATTCACAGGAGTCTACAGGATGCTGATTTTTGGCAGACGAATGACGAAAAGAGCGTGGCTTATTTACGCCTTACTTGCCCTCGCACTTCTCGGAGTGGCTTTAATGTCTGTCGGTTCGGGATTGAGTGCACTCTTTGAAGCAATAGATGAGCTAAAGAAACTATGAAACAGAACTTAATGCTGTACCCGCCTGAGATAGCGTCCAACTTCATTGCCGAGCAGGAGGGTTTCGAGGCGATGGCCTATAGGTGTCCGGCAGGAGTGTGGACAATTGGGTTCGGCCACACAGGAGACGTTCACGAGGGTGACGTCGTTAACAAGGGTGAGGCCTACAAGCTTTTAGATAGAGACCTACAGCGCACTCAGGAGGAGCTGGCAACGCTGATTCATATCGATATCAATGAGAATCAGTTCGTCGCCCTCATGAGTTTTGTCTACAACTTCGGACTTACCAAGTGTCGCACGTACCGACTCTTCGGAATGATCAATCGGGGCGAGTGGGATAACGTCCGGACATGGTGGCCGAAGTACTGCAACCCCGGAAGCAAGTATGAGAAAGGGCTGCGAGATCGGAGGCTTCGTGAATTAGAACTTTTCTTTTCGTAAAAATTAAAACCGCTCAGCGTTACGAGCACTGAGCGGCCTTTAACAATCTTTATGGAGCTTACCC